AGCAATTACCGCCCTTTGTACACTTAGGAGACAATGATGTCTAAAATTGAAGAAAAAACACTGGATGAAAACGCAGTAACTAAAAACGCCAAACCTGCGGATCCAATGCCGAAAGCTGAATCTGGCACACCTGGTCAACCTGGTTATCAGGATCTTGGTGGACCTACTCCTCAGAATTCAAAACCTGACGACGAGTCTAATAAGTACAAGACTGGTGGCGGACCTACTGCTACTCCTCCTAGCACTAAACCATCTGATGCTAGTGGACAGAAGGCAGAGTTTAGCACTAAAGGTGATGTCAAGGCGGGACATGAACCTGAAGGCGAAGTAATTGCTGAAGAGGACGCAGAGCAAAACGTCATTGAGGTTGACCTCAGTGCTGACGTGCAAGCTTTGACTGAAGGCGAAAACCTAAGTGAAGAATTCAAAGAGAAAGCAAAGACTATCTTTGAAGCTGCGGTTGTTTCTAGACTCAACGAAGAGTTGGATCGCATGCACGAGGAATACGCTAAAGTCCTTGAAGAAGAAATTGAATCTGTCAAAAAAGACCTTGCAGAAAAGGTTGACGACTACCTCTCATACTCAGTTAAAAACTGGATGGATACCAATTCCCTTGCTATTGAGCATGGTATCAAGAATGAGATGGCAGAAAACGTCCTAGACGGAATCAAAAAAGTTTTCGTCGAGAATCACATTGAGATTCCCGAGGAAAAACTTGATCTTGTTGATGAGATGACCTCACAACTCGATCAAATGGAAGATAAACTCAACCAGTCAATCGAAGAGAATGTTTCTCTGACCAAAGAGATTGGCGGCTATATTAAGAATGGGATTGTGAATGAAGCGTCCGAGGGTCTGACCCTTTCGCAACGCGAAAAACTGTCTGCTCTCGCAGAGGCTGTTGAGTTTGATGATGTTGAGTCATACAAGGAAAAGATCCATACCCTAAGAGAGTCTTATTTCTCTACTAAGTCTGCTGAAGCTGCATCTGCACCTTCCGAGGACAACGAAGTAGCGAATCCTGAGCCAATCAATGAAGGAATGGATGCCTATGTTAAGGCTCTATCCCGTTGGTCAAAGTAATTAACCCCACAATTCCTAGAGGTAAAACAGAAAATGTTTAATTCTGAGCACTTGCAGGAGAAGTGGTCACCCATTCTTACACACGGCGATCTCCCTGAGATCGGTGATAACTATAGAAAAGCGGTAACCGCAGTTCTTCTCGAGAACCAAGAAAGATTTATCAAGGAAGAAGCTGGCGTATTGACTGAAGCCGCTCCTACCATGTCTGCAGGTACTGCAGGTTTCAGTGGTAGCAGCACAGCTACAGGTCCTGTCGCAGGTTTCGACCCAGTACTCATCTCCCTAATCAGGAGATCCATGCCTAAGCTGATCGCTTACGACATCGCAGGTGTACAACCTATGACTGGTCCTACTGGACTTATCTTCGCGATGAGATCTCGCTACGGCACTAACAGAACCGCAGGTTCAGAAGCATTCTTCAACGAAGCAGACTCCGAGTTTTCAGCAGAAAACGCAGCGTCTGACCTTGGAAGAACTGCTCAGTCAGGAAGCAACCCAGGTCTTCTCAATGACAGTGGCACTTATACCGTTTCTGATGGTATGCCTACTGCTGAGGCTGAAGCACTTGGTGACGCAGCTGGCAACCAATTCGCTGAGATGAACTTCAGCATTGAGAAAGTTACTGTGACTGCGAAGTCCAGAGCACTCAAAGCAGAGTATTCTCTTGAATTGGCTCAAGACCTTAAGGCAGTCCACGGACTTGATGCTGAGTCTGAGTTGGCAAACATTCTGTCAACTGAAGTTTTGGCTGAAATCAACCGTGAAGTTGTTAGATCTGTATACAGAGTCGCAAGACCTGGTGCACAAAACAACACTGCAACTGCAGGTATCTTCGACCTAGACGTTGACTCTAATGGTCGTTGGTCTGTTGAGAAATTCAAAGGTCTTCTTTTCCAGATCGAAAGAGATATGAATGCTATCGGGCATGAAACTCGTCGTGGAAAGGGTAACATCCTCATCTGCTCTGCAGACGTGGCTAGTGCTCTCTCAATGGCTGGTGTGCTTGATTACACTCCTGCTCTTTCTGGCAACAGCAACCTTCTTCCAGACGATAACAGCAGCACTCTTGCTGGTACTTTGAATGGTAGAATCAAGGTCTATGTTGATCCTTACTCTGCAAACGTAAGTGACAGACACTTCTATGTTGCAGGTTACAAAGGATCCTCTGCATACGATGCAGGACTCTTCTACTGTCCATATGTGCCTCTACAAATGGTCAGAGCTGTGGGTCAGGACACCTTCCAGCCAAAAATCGGGTTTAAGACTCGTTACGGCATGGTTGCTAACCCATTCGCTGAAGGCACCACTCAAGGTAATGGCGATCTTGATCCTAACAAGAACCGTTACTACAGACGTGTGCTTGTTGACAATCTCATGTAAATCGTATTGTCACGATACAAAGACAGGGGGTGGCGAATGCCACCCTTTTTTATTAGGATGGTCCTAAATACTCGAAACGCATTAGCACCATGGTCGTATACGATTTTGTTTACGGAATTATGCTAACATTGATCATTGGATTATTTTTCATTTATCTATTGAGGTTGGGATCGTAACATGAGCAGAGGAGTTATCACGAAAGTAGACATGCTATCTCGTGTCTACAAGTATAAGAAAGGCTTATTTGACGGATCGTATCATGGGGAGTATACTGAAGAGCAGAAGGATGCAGCACATAAGGCATTCAATGATGTCCTAGACATGCTCCAAGAATACATTGCATAACATGCGAAAAGATTTAGACAACATCGATGATCTTCTTGATGACATCGAAACCATGAAAAACAAAATCACCAGAATTGAGGACGTCACTGACTCTCCGAAAGACTGGAAAGATTTTTGGAATCATCCAGAGGACATTCATGATCAAAAAACTGATTGAAGCATTCCCTACTACTGAAATTGTTGAGTGGACTATGACCGAAGACAAAATCCGTAAGTATGCTTACACAAAAGGTGAAGTAGATGCCATGATTGCTGCTGCCGTGGAAGAGGCACGCAGAATTGACGAAGAGTCAATGAAAAAGCATAATCGTGACGCTACTGTAATCAGTATGATTCTAGGTTTCACATGCCTAGCACTATTCCTAGACGGCACTCTAAGATTGCTTGGTATCATTCCACCATTCATGGGGATTGATATTGATATCTTGGACAAAGTTGTGGAAGCAGTCAAACACGACTTAGCACCAATACAAAGATATGGATTACGATAGCAGCATTACGCTGATTAATTTAATTCGAGGTCTAACAATAGGATTATTTGCACACTTTGTGTTAAAGGTAGTCTTTGACCTTACAGATATAAATAATGATGACGACGATGATGATCCCGAAGGCGGTATCATGATCCCTGCATATGCACCGATGTAATGACGACTTGGAATAAACAGATAGAGAATAGAAATTTCTTATCACCCTTAGGATTTAAGATGGTGATGCCGAAGTTTCCTAAGGTAGTGTACTTTTCTCAGTCTGCTGCTATTCCTGCTATCAGTCTTACACAACCAATGCAGTCCACAAGGTATGGACGTCAGTTGCCCTTAGAAGGCACCTTCCAGTATGAAGACTTTGAAATGTCTTTCATTGTAGATGAGGACATGGAGAATTATCTTCTCCTACATAACTGGTTGCGTGCACTTGGTGTCCCCGAGAAGGCAAAAGAGAGGACAGAGTTTATTGAATTCATGAAGGCAAGATTTCAGTATGATGCAAAGGATTGGGATCTACTCTCAGCAGATGCATCTATTACTGTATTGAATTCAAACTTTAATACAAATTTCAACGTAGTATTCAAGGGTCTATTCCCTGTTGCCTTGCAAGGACTTGATTTTAATGCTACAATAGATGGCACACAGTACGCAACAGCGACCGCCACCTTTAAATATATCTTGTATGAGATTCAGAGTGGTGAAACTAACGTACGCTCTGCTAGTTACGAATAGTGAATCTTAACAAAATTGAAGAGATGTGGGAGAAGGACTCACAACTCCATAGGGAGTTGCCTGAGTTGCTTGCAAATGACTCATTAGAGACTGCAAAGTTACACTCCAAGTATCTCAAGTGGTTGAATCAATTTCGTCTCATGCTATCTGAGGCAGAAAGAGATATTAAAGTAATGCGATTAGAGAAGTGGCAATATTATTCTGGTAAAAAAACCGACGAGGATGGCAGAGCATTTCCTTACAAAGTTATGAAAGGAGATCTGTCTGTATACATGGACGGTGATGATGAATTGTGTAGAGCAACAGCAAAGATACACTACTTAGAAACGTGTATAAATTGTTGTGAAAGGATTCTTAAGCAGATTGACTCTAGAGGTTTCTCTATTAAGAATGCGTTTGACATCATCAAATACTATGACATACGTTAGCAAGAAGAATGAGGTATATTTAAAGGTAGAGACTGAGCAGCATATCCATAAAGAGTTATCAGAGTATTTCTGTTTTGATGTGCCCAACGCAAAGTTTATGCCACACTATAAGAAGCGTGTATGGGATGGCAAGATCCGTCTATACTCGCCAGGCACAGGTGAAATATACGTTGGACTATACGATTACTTACAACAATTTTTTATTAACAAGGGATATAAGTATACTGTCAAACTAGATGACAATTACGGTATCCCCGAGGAGGAAGAAGATTATGTCACACCTGAAAGCACAGCGTCTTTTGTTAGGTCTCTGGGTCTCCCTTTCGCAGCAAGGGACTACCAACTACGAGGCATATATCAAGCACTTAAGTCGCGTAGGAAGCTTCTATTATCCCCCACAGGATCAGGAAAATCCCTGATCATCTATGCTCTTGTCCGTTGGTATCTGCAGAAAGGACTAGAGGTATTGATTATCGTGCCTACCACATCATTGGTAGAGCAGATGTATAAAGATTTTGAGACTTATGGATGGAAGGCAAGTGCCTACTGTCATAAGATTAGAGCAGGGAAAGAGAAATATGTTGATAACCCAGTAGTAATATCTACTTGGCAGAGTATATACAAGGAGCCTAAGTCATTTTTTGCAAGGTTTGATGCCGTCATTGGAGACGAAGCACACCTGTATAAAGCAAAATCATTGTCGGGTATCCTCACCAAGATGCTTGATACTAAGTATCGTGTCGGTCTAACAGGGACACTTGATGGGTTGCAAACCCACCAACTAGTATTAGAAGGTCTCTTTGGTAGTGTCAATCAAGTCACAAAGACTAAGGATCTACAGAAGAAAGGTCACCTAACACCACTTAAAGTAAATGTAATATTACTTAAACATGGATGGGTGCCGTTTGATTACTATCAACAGGAGATAGAATACCTGTGTATGCATGAGAGACGTAACAAATTTATCAGTAAACTAGCATTAGATACGGTTGGCAACACCTTAATCCTCTTTAATTACGTCGAGAAACATGGTGAGCCTCTTTACGAATTGATAAATAGTTACAATACTAAACGTCGTGTATTCTTTATACATGGCGGTATTGACACAGAAGAGCGTGAAGAAGCGAGACGGATTACCGAATTAGAAAAAGATGCTATAATTGTAGCAAGTTATGGCACCTTCTCTACTGGTATCAATATTCGCAATTTGCACAACGTGATTTTTGCCAGTCCTTCTAAGTCTAGAGTCCGAAACCTCCAATCTATTGGTAGGGTTTTGAGGAAGGGAGAAAACAAATCACAAGCAACCTTATACGACATTGCTGACGATTGCACTAAGGGGTCATATCACAACTACACTTTCAGACATCTTATAGAAAGGATGAAGATATACGAGTCTGAGGAGTTTGATTATGAAGTTACCAAAGTAAGATTCAAAAATGATTAACTACATCCAACACGATCAAGAATTCTACGGAGTCGTTAAGTTGACCTCTGGGGAAGAGTTGCTCGGTCCTATGATCGCAACGGATGATCATGGAGATACATTGATCTTTGTATCTAATCCTGCTAAACCACACCCCACACCAGTGAATGATAACAAGGGCAATCAAGGTCTTGCTATTGGATTCACCAAATGGATGATGTTTAGTGAAGAAGATTTCTATCTCATCAGAGAGCCTGATGTAATCTGTGTTGCTCCTATGAGTGATGAATCTATTGCAATGTATCGCATGTGGTTGCGGAGAGAATATGGAGGTCCTGAAGAAGGTTACAAGGCACCAGTGAATGAATCCATGGGACTCATTGGTAGAGTTGATGATTTCCGTAAAAAATTAGAGAAGCAGTGGCGTAACACTGGTTGACGTAAAGATATAACTGTTGTATACTTAAGTTATTCGGAAGCAATAAATGCCACGGAAAGCGAAAAAACAACACTATGTAGACAATAAAAAGTTTCTCGACGAGCTCGTGGTATACCGCAAGGACGTCAAGCATGCTGCAGAATTTGATCTACCCAAACCAAGAATCCCAAACTATATCGGAGAGTGTTTTCTAAAGATTGCAACACACCTCTCTTATCGTCCTAACTTTATTAATTACATGTATAAGGATGACATGATCTGCGATGGGATAGAGAATTGTGTACAGTATATTGATAACTTCGATCCTGCTAAATCTACAAACCCATTTGCATACTTCACACAAATAGTGTATTATGCATTTCTACGTCGTATTGCGAAAGAGAAGCGACAGATGGATATTAAAGACAAACTGATTGAGAAGAGTGGATACGACGAGGTATTCTCAACAGACAATAAGGATGATCATGCTCAGATGAATTCTATCAAGAGCAGAATTGAAACAACTATGAGAGGATAATTCATGAATGTATTGGTCATAACAGATCAACACTTTGGAGTTCGTAATGACAGTCTTATTTTCCTAGAAAGATACAGACAATTCTATTCTCAAATTGTTATACCCACCATTGATAAATTGGGTATCACTGAAGTGCTATGCCTAGGTGATACATTTGACAAGAGGAAGACTATCAACTTCAATAGTTTAGATAGTGCGAAGGAGATGTGGTTTGACCCACTCCGTGATCGTGGTGTCACTATGAATATGTTGATTGGTAATCACGATATCTACTTTAAGAATACTCTTAAGGTAAATGCACCAGAGTTATTGCTTAAGGACTATGGCAACATTAATATTATTGACGTACCTGGAGACTATAATATTGGTGGCAGGACTGTGTGCTGTATTCCTTGGGTATGTGATGAGAGCAGAGATACCACAAGAGCAGCAATCGAGACTAGTGCTGCGGATATCTGTGTGGGGCATCTCGAGCTTAGCGGTTTTGAAGCTATACCTGGAATTACTATGTCTCATGGGGATGACCCATCAGCCTACGATAAATTCGATATGGTCTTATCAGGACACTATCATCTGAAGAGTAAGAAAAAGAATATTCAATACCTCGGTAATCCGAATCAACTCTACTGGAATGATTACGGTCAGAAAAAAGGATTTCACATCCTAAATACAGATGATCTTAAACTGACATTTACGCACAATCCATATGATGTTTTTCATAAGATCTATTATTCTGAAACAACTGTAGATGATATCAAAGGTCTTGACTTTACTAATACCTATGTTAAACTGATTGTTGACGACAAGACCGATCAAGCAAAATTTGATCAGACTATTCGCTACATCCAATGTGCAGGTGTAGCAGACTTGAAGATTATTGAAGACAATACTTACATCCTTGAGGATGTGACTGATGTAGAAGTAGAAGACACGCTAACTATCCTAGAGACGTGTGTCCAAGAGCTTCCACATAAGGAAGAAATCTTTGCTATCTTAAAGAATCTGTATGTAGAATCGGTAGAAGTATGATGTATGTCCTCGTAGAAAAAACAACTGGTGGTGTATACGCTGTAAAGGATGACAAAACCCATGAGCGTATCGTCCAAATATTTGCTCTAGAGGATGATGCTGAAAGGTATCATGAAATGCTTTTGTCTGTTGATTTTCCTAAAGACCTTGAAATAGCACAAGTAGAGCGTAAGGATGTCATCTCTAATTGTAGACATCATGGATATCGGTATAGTATTATTACCGAGAATGATTTTGTTGTGCCTCCTCCTTCTGTTGTAGAATGATTATTTTTGAAAAAGTGAAGTGGAAAAATTTCCTATCGACAGGAAATGGATTCACATATTTAGATCTTGAGAGATACAAATCCACTGTTGTATTTGGAGAGAATGGTGCAGGGAAATCAACAATGCTTGATGCCTTGTGCTTTGTATTGTTTAATAAACCCTTCAGAAAGATTAGTAGATCGCAGTTGGTTAACACGATCAATGAAAGGGATACTGTAGTTGAGTGTGAGTTTAGAGTAGGGCAGTCAAGTTACAAAGTAGTAAGGGGAATTAAACCTAATGTCTTTGAGATATATCGTAACGGCACACTTATTGACCAGTCTGCAGCAAACAATGACTACCAAAAGTATCTTGAGCAAAAGATACTCAAATTTAATTACAAATCTTTCACTCAGATTTCTATTCTTGGGTCTAGCACTTTCGTTCCATTCATGCAACTTAATGCTCCAAATAGAAGAGAAGTTATCGAAGACCTCCTTGACATCAAAGTATTCTCACGCATGAATTTGTTGCTCAAGGATCGCTTGAGAGACCTTAATAATGAGGTAAAAGAGTGTGAGCACACAGTCACACTACATCAAAAGACTTTTGACATGCAAACTGCCACTGTGAAACGCATGGAAGGCATGGTCAAGGATCAACAGGATGATCTTACAACACAACTACTACAACTGAAAGAAGAAAACTTTACTGTAGAAGCAAATCTGGCGAAAGCAGAGACAGAATTGCGTGATCTGACTGACAAACTTGCTAGCTCTGCGTCCTCACAGGCACAGTATGGTAAGATGAGAGAGTATATTACGTCAGTAAAGACTAAGGTCAGCAGAAATTTGTCTGATCTTGACTTCTTTATGAAGAATGATACCTGTCCTACCTGCACACAGTCTATTAATGAAGACACAAAGGTGTCCAGAGTAGAAGAGTTTACCAAAAAAGATGAGGATTATCAGGCAAAACTCAAAGAGATGGAGAGTGTCTTGGATAAACTTGACAAAAAGGTCAAGGAAGACAGCAAAATGGCAGAGGAATACCAAAGATTGAAGGGAGAAGTCAAAGGATATAACAAAGAGAAGAAAACTATCACTGCTAGACTGAATGCTGTCAAGGGAAAGAAGACTACAAACAAGGATTTGGAGTGTGAGAAGAAACAATTAGCAATTTATAAGGAAGAATTAGAGAAAAAGGTAGCAGAATGTGCAGATGTGAATACTCAGCAGTCACATCACAAAGTGGTCAGCACTCTGTTGCGTGATAATGGAATCAAGAGTAAGATTATTAAGAAGTTTATCCCTATTATCAACACTCACATCAATAAATATCTACAAGATATGGATTTCTACGTCAATTTTACCCTTGACGAAGAATTTAACGAGGTGATTAAGAGTAGACATAGAGATATTTTTTCCTATGCCTCATTCTCTGAGGGAGAAAAGCAAAAGATTGACCTAGCACTCCTGTTTACATGGAGAGACATTGCTAGGATGAAAAATTCTGCAGCAACTAACCTTCTTCTACTTGATGAAGTATTTGATTCCAGTCTAGACACTAATGCAACAGGAGATCTACTTAAGATCCTGCGTAAAATGACTGACAAATCCAACATCTATGTGATTTCACACAAGATGATTGACACATTGTTAGACGCATTTGAATCTAGTCTTGAGTTTGTTAAAGAAAACGAATTCTCATCCGTAAGGTATTCAGACCGTGACAACCCCTAACTGGCAACACCATTCTAAGAAAGAAAAGAAACGACACTTGAAGCCACAAGCATTGCGTCAAGCAAGGAAACGTCGTGGACAGTTGATAAAGTGTCTGCAGCACCGCCCCAAGAGGCGGTTTTCTATTATAATGTGTATATACAAACGATAATCACATGCACGACATCAAAGGCACCCTTGCAAAACTCCTCGCTACAGAGAATCTGACTGTTGAGCACATCAAGTGCGAGACCGCATCCTTTGATGTGAAAAATCGTGTCCTCTCTCTGCCCCTCTGGATCGCTTCTGAGAGCGTTTACGACATGCTAGTGGGTCATGAAGTAGGTCATGCTCTATATACACCTGCAGAAGGTTGGGAAGGCATGACTGATGTGCCTAAGTCTTACGTCAATATTCTTGAGGATGTGCGTATCGAGAAAGCAATGAAAGAGAAGTTTCCAGGTCTTCGTAAAGACTTCTTTGCAGGATACCGTGAGTTGAATGATAAGGACTTCTTCGGTGTTGAGTCTCTAGATCTACCTAGACTAAAACTAATCGACCGTATCAATCTACATTACAAGGTAGGTGTTGTTGATCATACTAAACCTATTCCTTTCTCTGAGGATGAGCAAGACTGGGTTGCTGAGGCAGACACATGTAATTCTTTTGAAGATGTAATTGCACTTGCTCAAAGAATCTATGAGTGGCAAGGTGAGAAGGATATGCAAGAAGAGATGGAAGATATGCCTGCTAAGTCTGAGGCAGAAGGTAATGACTCTGAGTCTTTCGATACTATCCAAACTGAATCTGATGCTAAACCTGATGACAAGCAGGATGGCAACATGCCACAACCTCAGAATTCACAAGAGAAGGGTGATGCAGATGAAGAATTGGAAGATCTTGACGAAGGTAACTTTGATCGCCAAGGTGGTTTCGACTACAACGAAGGTGTAACTGACAAAAACTTCGCTGAGAATCTACAAGAATTGGCAGAGGATATGCCTGAGTATCACCATCCATCATACGCTGATGTGCCTGAGTTGAATCTCAAGAATATCACTATCCATCATGACGTTTGGATCAAAGATCTTGAGGACTTCTGGAATAGTCCATGCTACACAGATCCTAATGTTGAGCACTATGTTGGTATTGATTTCAGTGAAGTTGATAAAGACTACGCTAAGTTTCGTAAGCAAGTCAATCAAGAAGTCAACTACATGGTGAAAGAGTTTGAGTGTAAGAAGTCTGCTGCAGCATACGCTCGTGCATCTGTTTCTAAAACTGGTGTCCTTGATACTACAAAACTATTCACATACAAATACAACGACGATATCTTCAAGAAGATCACAATCACACCTGATGGTAAGAATCACGGTCTGATCTTTCTCCTTGACTGGTCAGGATCTATGAGTGGTGAAATGCACCAGACTGTAAAGCAACTTCTTTCTCTTGCACTCTTCTGCCGTAAAGCAAAGATTCCATTCGTAGCACATGCATTCAGCGATCAATACTGGTCTTATCATGGAGACTATGAATTCAAATCTTCAGAGCAAGACTTCAGTGCATACAAAAATGGCAAAGGAAATGAAGGTGAGTTTGCTATCTACCCACACCTACGTCTCATTCAATTCTTGACAAGCGATTCTAACAATCAAGAGTTTGACAAGTGCATGCACTACCTATATCGTCTCGGTGCTCACTTCCAGAATCGTTATAACTACTGGGGTTACAACTTCCCTATTGCTCCATGTCTAGGTCTTGGTGGCACACCTCTGAATGACACACTGGTTGCAGTAAGGACTATGATTCCTGACTTCAAAAAGAAGTATAACGTTGAGAAACTACACGTTGTTACTTTGACTGACGGTGAGTCTAACAGCATCGGTGTCCTACAACGTCCACGCTTTGAAGGACAGCAGGCAGAGTTGTTTCGTGGTGGACTTCGTGGTCGCTGTGTTGTCAGAGACAAAAAGATAGGTTACCATGGAAAGATGACTGACAACTGCCACGGTGCATTGACTAAAGGTATCCTTGAGTATCTCAAGTATGCATTCCCTACCACTAATTTTGTTGGTTTCCGCATCATCAGTGGTCAGGATGCAGGTCATTTTCTAAGATGGGGTTGTGGTCGTGAGTATCAGCAAGAAGATCCTATCCTCAAGACATGGAAAAAGCAGAAGTCTATCTGCCTACCTAACACAAATGGTTACCAAGAGTTGTATCTAATCAACAAGACTAACCTTAATCAGGATTCAGAGTTTGAGGTCAAGCAAGATGCTACTAATGCTCAGATCAGGACTGCATTCAAGAAGTCTCTAGGTGCCAAGTCAAACAACAAGAAGATTCTCTCTTCCTTTATCGCTCAAATTGCATGAATATATTCTGCGTCAACAACGATCCTTATCTGTCAGCGTATCAGTTGCCAGATAAGCACGTTGTAAAGATGCCACTAGAAACCTGCCAAATGCTATCCATTGTTTACTCTGACTGGTATCACAATATCGGTCAGGTTTTCAAGTCTGATGGCACACCATACAAAACAGAGAAGGGTGCCTTCCGTAATCACCCCTGCACTAAGTGGGTAGCGGAGTCATTCGACAATGTTGCGTGGTTGTTAGAGCATGGCATTGCACTTTGTGAGGAATACACTTATAGATATGATAAGAAGCACGGTTGTGAAGATAGCATAAGACTCGCTATGATGATTGCACCTAATGGTTGTAGTGCTAGACACACACCATTCGCTCGTGCCATGCCAGACCACTTCAAATATGACATGTCTATATCCACAGTGACTGCATACAAACGCTATGTTGCCAGTAAACCATGGGCACCTGATAATTACCTTCGTAAACCAGAGCGTAGACCAGATTGGATAGTGTCCACTAGTAGTGGCATTGCAGACTTTTTACTTGTATAATATCTGTATAGACACAAATACAAAACATGCCATTCGCTCCTGTCCCTGTGACCACCGACGACCTAAAGACATTCCTCCATGCAAAGCATGGTAACGATGTTACCTTCCAAAACCTTGTTGAAGCAGCAGATCATTTTAACTGCTCAGTTGCTACTGTCAAGAAACGCTTGAAGCAATACAAGAAAGGTATTGGCAAGTGGGATCTTACTTTGACAGAGAAGAAAGAGAATCTTGAGAAGGCATTCCAAGCACCCACCGTCCAAGAGAGGTTGATTCCAACTAAAGATAGCAATTTCGTTCCTTTTGGTAACTTCACTGATATCAAAAAGATCATCAAGTCCAAGGTATTCTACCCTGCATTCATCACAGGTCTGTCAGGAAATGGTAAGACTCTTGGTGTAGAGCAAGCATGTGCTGCTCTAAATAGAGAGTTGATTCGTGTAAACATTACCATTGAAACAGACGAAGATGATCTTATTGGTGGGTTTCGTCTTGTGGATGGCAATACAGTTTGGCACAACGGTCCTGTCATCGAAGCTTTGGAGAGGGGAGCTGTCCTCCTTCTAGACGAGATTGACCTTGCGTCTAACAAAATCCTTTGTCTTCAGTCTATCCTTGAAGGTAAAGGAGTCTTCCTCAAGAAGATCGGTAGGTATGTGCAACCTGCAAAAGGTTTCACAGTGATTGCTACTGCAAACACGAAGGGTAAAGGTAGCGACGATGGTCGTTTTATCGGCACTAACGTGCTCAACGAAGCATTCCTTGAGAGATTCCCCCTCACATTTGAGCAAGAGTATCCTACTCCTGCTATCGAGACAAAGATGCTTAACAACTACTGCAAAGAGTTGGATGCATGCGACGATAAGTATATCGCTAACCTTGTCACATGGGCAGACATGATCCGTAGGACATTTAGGGAAGGTGGTGTTGACGAAGTGATCTCTACACGTCGTCTTGTGCACATCATCCGTGCATATGCTATCTTCAGTGACCGTGCAAAAGCAATCAAGGTCTGCCTTAACCGTTTCGACGATGAAACAAAGCAGTCATTCCTCGATCTTTATGATAAGATTGATGGTGAGGTAGACATGTCTCAAGTAGAAAATCTGTTTAATTCGTAATGGCATACAAATACAATGAGGATGGGATCTTGAAGGAGGTCTCATCCTATATTAGTGGCACATATCAGCAACACTACTCTTCTGGTAGCGACGGTGTGCAAACACTGGATCTCATTGAAGCAGTCGGTGATGCTGAAGCATTTTGCCGATCCAACGCAATCAAATACTTGTCTCGTTATGACAAGAAAGGCACCGCAAGGGTTGACATTATGAAGGCAATGCATTATTGTATACTTCTAATGTGTTTTAACGACCGCAATCGCGTCCGACAAGAAAACCTTATTGAATCAACACTCCATGAATGAAGCACTTGAAATTCGTCTCTCTAAAAAGACCCTCAGTTTTCTGAAAAACTTTAGTGAGATTAATAAATCTATTGTTATTAAAGCTTCTCAAAAAACACTAGCAACAATGGCAGTCAATAAGAATATCCTTGCCTTCTCATCCTGTGCAGAAGACATTCCAGAGGATCTTCCTATCTATGACCTGCCTTTGTTTGTGAAAACTTGCTCTATGTTTGAGCAACCACACCTAGTTTTTCTTGGCAAGAATAAAGTTTATATCGTAGATAAAGCAACCAAGGGTAAGGCAACTTATGTCAAGTCTGACCCTGATATTATTGTCCAACCTCCTAAGACTTACGATCCTAATCTTCCTGAGAAGGTCGTAAACTTTGAGTTGACCATGAGGAATCTTAAACTCCTTAAGGAAGCAGCATACAATTTTGGTGTGACTGACTTCTGTGTCAATTCTTTCCAAGGTGAGTTGTCTATTTCTGTTAGAGATAAGAAGACTGACAACAGTCATGTATTCTCTGTCCCAGTTGAAAAGGTTGTATGGGAAGCAGACTATTGGGGCACGACTCCTACTCATGAGCGTAACTTCTGTTACTGCTTGAAGATTGAGAATCTTAAGATCCTCGACGGCACATATCATGTGTGCATCTCAGACAAGAATGTGATTAACTTCAACTCTCTTTCTGAATCATCTCTCAACTATTTCATCGCACTCGAGCCTGACGCTGACTAATGACAAATAAACTGTTTCTCTGGGTTGAAAAGTATCGTCCGAGGACAGTTTCTGATTGTATCCTAACAGATGTCAATCGTGCGGTCTTCCAAGGTTACGTTGATAAGGGAGAGATCCCTAATCTTCTGTTGCCTGGCACCGCAGGTATTGGTAAGACTACTCTTGCCAAGGCACTGTGTGAAGAAATTGGTGCTGACTACTATCTAATCAACGGATCTGATGAAGGACGTTACTTGGATACTGTCCGCACAAAATGTAAGTCCTTTGCATCTTCTTCCTCGCTTGTCGGTGGCAAGCATAAGGTTGTAATTATTGATGAGGCAGACAATTCTACACCCGATGTGCAGTTGCTATTGCGTGCTGTCATCGAGGAATTTCAGAATAACTGTCGGTTTATCTTCACTTGTAACTACATCAACAAAATCATCGATCCTATCAAGTCTCGATGCTCTGTTGTTGATATGTCTACAAAAGGTAAGGATCGTGCTGTGCTTGCAGCAAGTTTCCATAAAAGAGTTATGGATATCCTTACTAAAGAAGGTATTGACTACGATGCAAAAGTTGCAGCAGAGGTTGTTGGTAAGTATTTCCCTGACTTCCGTCGCACTCTTAATGAGTTGCAAGCATACTCTGCTACAGGAAAGATCGATGTTGGTATTCTAGGTAGATCTGGCAACACAAACATCGACAAACTTGTTGGTTACCTTAAAAACAAAGAGTTTACCAACATGCGTAAGTGGATTGTCACGAATATGGATAACGATTACAAGTTACTATTTCGTGCTATATATGATAAGCTATATGAATATCTTCAGCCTCAATCAATCCCTGAGGCGGTGCTCATCATTGGTGAGTATCAGTATAAGGCAGCGTTTGTTGCTGACTTGGAGATCAATTCTGTTGCTTTCTTGACTGAAATCATGATGCGTTGTGAATTCAAATGAATAGACGATGGAAATCCTCTAAAAGAGTGCTAATCTTTTTAGCAGTTACTGGTCTTGCAAGGGTGCTTATCTTCGCAGTCCCAGTAATCGGTGTATGGTTAGGTGTAACTCAAACAGAAGAGGTGCGTAATGAATGAGAAGACTTACAAAGAAAAACTCTGGTTTCCTGTAAGGGTATGGGAGTTTAAAAGTAGTCAACATCTACTCAGTAATGCCCTTTTTTCTGCAGAAAAAGAGGAATATAGAGCGTATAATCTAGATGGTGGTGTTGGCACATCTTACCCACACCTTGAGCAACGTCCCGAGTGGACTGAGTTGAAGATGTGGATCGAGCAATGTGCTAATGATGTCCTAAAGGATAACAAATTCCTTGCTGAAAGGATGGAAATCACCTCTATGTGGTGTAACAGAGCGAATGCAAATACAGGTCACCATCATACTCCACACAGGCATCCCATGTCCTATTGGAGTTGTGTATATTATCTGACTGGTGGTAGTCCCACCACGTTTATTGACCCTCTAGCACAGCGAGAGTGGGCACAATTACACTTAGATGGAGGTCCTTACTCGGAGACAAGATATAATTACCGTCCATTTCCTGGTACTTTGTTGATTTTCCCCAGTTATTTGATGCATGGGTCACAACCTAATGATAGATCAGAGGATAGGTTTACTGTTTCAGCAAATCTCTTTCCATTTGGTAATCAAAACTTAGGTGCATGGGATGTCCCTATGATGAATCTTGAAAGAAAGATTGTAAGATGAAAATAAATCAACTGTTTCCTATTATTGTCCCCGAATTTTCTTATGAAGGAGATCTTCAAGAAATTAAGGACGCTCTTAGATCCGAAAAACGAGAACAGTTTAATTTTCCAGAGGGAGTTGAAACGACGTGTGGAAACCTTCACAAAAATGAGAGATTCTATACGCTCGTAGAGTGGTTTGAAGAGTGCCTTGAAGAATATAAAGTAGCAAATGCCCTGCAATGTGATAGACTAGACATCTCTCTCATGTGGGGCAACGTTGCACCTGCAGGATCAGGGGTAGGACACCCACGACACAGACATAATATGTCACTTGTGTCAGGAGTTTTCTATCTTACACAAGGTGTAGCGACAGTTTTTCATGATCCTGTATATCCTCGTGTTATGGACTGTATGGAGGTCATATCTGACAACCTTGCAGATCGTGGAGGTCCTATAGAAAAGTTGGCAGCAGAAGAAGGTAAACTTATTCTGTTTCCTTCATGGTTAGTCCATGAATCTGATCGCCATTTTTTTGATTATGACAGGATGACCATTAGTTTTAATGCTTTTCCTGCAGGAAATATAAATCCTGGTCCTTTTGGTTACCCAATGGCAAACATTGAAGTATTATGAGATACATTAAGACACCGCTCAGATATCCTGGCGGTAAATCTAGAGCAGCAGAAAGACTACTCAAACTAGCACCTAAGTGTAAGGAGTTTAGAGAGCCATTTCTAGGTGGTGGTAGCGTTGCACTACGATTCACACAAGATAATCCTACTGCAGATGTGTGGGTCAATGACTTGTATGGTCACCTCTATAATTTTTGGAGTGTATTGCAGACAGACTATAAGAATTTGTCTGATTCTCTTATTGAATACAAGAATTCACACAATGATGAGGTCTTGGCAAGAGAGTTGTTTAACACTGCCAAGGAGTCTATTGCTGATGCTGAATCATTCGATAGAGCATGCTACTTTTGGATCTTAAACAAGTGTAGTTACAGTGGTTTGACGGAGAATTCATCGTTTTCTAAGACTGCATCAAAGCAAAATTTTACTGTCCGTGGAGCAGAGAATCTCAAGTCAGTAGGTGCACTCATAGGTCACTGGAATATCACTAATAAGGACTATGCAGAGGTCATGAATGACGATCATGATCATCGTGGTAATGTATTTGTATTTCTAGATCCTCCATACAAAATCAAGTCATATTTGTATGGCACAAACGCTGAATTGCACAAGGATTTTGACCATAAAATCTTCTTTGACAACTGTGAAGTGTGTCCTCATGACTGGATGATTACATATAATATTGATGAGGAGATCGAGGAGTGGTATGATAGATATAAGCAAGAGTATTTTCAGTTAACATACGGCATGAAGCATAGAGGAAGTAGAAATCGTAATCAACAAGAGTTATTGATTAGAAATTACGAAGCAAAAGTTGCATCTCCTCTAGAGGTCATGTATGCAGGATGAGTTAGCCGATCTCATACGTCAAAGTCTGGTTTCACTGCCTGCTATAGAGATCCTAGAGACGAATCATAAGTTAATTCGGAAGGGTGATATCACTATCCGCAATGAGATGTGGAAGTGTAGGGGCATGAGAAAGTTGCACATCGAAAGAGCATCTCTAGGTGAGAAATTAAAGATTGTGCACTGTGTTTTTTACCCTATTCCTAAGTATCGCATCCCTATCTTTGGATGTGATATAATTGAAACACCTGATCAAGTTACTGCTGCCGTCGTTGATATATCACCTGTATTTGGGGTCGATTTAAGCGATAAATTAGCACCAATTTCATCAAGATATTTCTTTAAAGATTGGAGAGTGCTACCACTATGGACAGAGGGTGTCTTTTCTCCCTTCTGTAAGTTTGCTAGGTTAAAAGATCCTGAGTCAAGACAAAGTTATCTGGATGTGACTAGTGAATACCTGAGAGTAATGACTGATTGCATCAAGAATGCAGAGTATGATGATGACAATGGTAAACTAGGAGACTGGGTGCCTGTGATGCATAGGATAGACGACCAGTGTCACTATGTGCTCTCACAAAGAAAGAATAAGAAGACGAAAGCGGTCTTATCACAGTGGTTTGATGAGGCATGGGCAGAAAACTACATTAATGAAATTTTATTTGATAAACCAAATGTCCGCAGACTACAATCCCTTTGACTACGTTAACTCAATCAACCTAAAGAATGCAGATTATACCCAAGATGAGGGGTATATGAGACATTATCCTGCATTCATGGTCAACAAGGCACTGTCATATTTTATTGATACCATCATGCATTCCAACGAGATGAATCGCCTTGGTAGCACGCTTGATAAGGACATGCAATATAATTTTTTTATACATAGTGTTAGGAAATCTAAAAGGTTTTCCCCTTGGGCAAAGAAGTCCACTCATCCAGATCTTGACCTAGTTAAAAAGTATTATAACTATTCTACAGAGAAGGCAGAGCAAGCACTGAAACTGCTAAACAAGGAAGAAATCCAAGTTATTAGGTCTAAATTGAATAGCGGAGGAATGAAATGAGTGATGAGATCTCTTGGTCTCCTAGCATGATGGTTGAGGTTACATTAAAAGAACCAGATGACTTCCTAAAAGTTAGAGAAACCCTTACTAGGATCGGTGTAGCTTCTCGTAAAGAGAAAAAACTATATCAATCGTGCCATATCCTTCATAAGAAGGGCAAGTATTACATAGTACACTTCAAAGAATTGTTTGCACTAGATGGGAAACCATCAAACATGACTACGAATGATGTACAAAGACGCAATCGTATTGCTAGACTCCTATCTGACTGGGGACTTATCGTAGTTGTAGCACCAGTAGGTGACGATGAGTTGGCACCCCTTAATCAGATCAAAGTCCTGTCATATAAGGACAAGGGAGAGTGGACGTTAGAGAGTAAATATAATATCGGAAAGAAGAAACAACCAGTGGAATCTGTAAGTAGCTAAATAGAGGTACTTACACTAGAATCATGGCTGAAACTCCTAAAGTTAAGCAAGAAAAAAAGTTTGACTTATTGGATGAAGGTGTCGCCACTTTGGTGCGTCTTACTATCCTTGGGTGGTCTGCGGCTATCCTGACTATTAATTATTTGCAGGTGCCAGGTCTAGCAAAGACCAATATTGATCCAACTTTCATAGCCTCGGTCTTCACAGGAACGTTAGCTACTTTTGGCGTCGCTACGACCAAGAAGAATGGTGATGAGAAGAAGCCAAGTGCAGGTGCTAAGACCACATACACTGTGGAATATGTCGCTAAGAAAGAAAAGGAGTAAATTATGCGAAAGATTATTGACGGACTTGCGATCTTTGCAGGTGTTGTTTCTCTTGCCATTGTAGGCACAGGTGGATATGTTTATCTACAGAGAGAAGAGATTAAAGAGAATGTAAAGTCTCGTGTTACGAAGGCTATTACTGCTGCATTGTCTGATGCACTTCCTGTTGCTATTGATGCAGAGGTGCCAAAGATTCCTAAAGCGACAGGACCCGCTATCCCAACGCTACCAGGAAAATGAAACCTATTAATTGGTTTGCAGGTGGACTTGGTATTGTCCTAGGTATAGGACATATTGGTATGATTGGAATGATTTCCAAGAATAATACTTTGCCACTTATCCAACCTCCTGTAGGACCTTATTCAACATACTCAGCAAGAGTTGATGAGGATGGTTATTCGATTGCTTATAGAGCAAACGATCCAAAGACTATGCATATCACTAGAGATATTGAAAAACCAGCTGGACTGCTTGGTCTAGGTAAAAAGAGGACTCAAGTAGTAGAAGAATACGTCATGGATGGTAAGACCAACCAAGGCGGACAAGTGTCAAATCCTCGATCATGGCAGGATGGGAGTGGATCCCCCTCGGTGGGAAAGCTCGACGACCGTGCAGTCGCATGTATCAAGTCGGCGGGCGGTGGAGAGCAAACAGGACGTGTGGTGGGAGCTAGTATGGGTGCTGCAGCAGCCCCTGCTGTTTCTGGTATACCATTTGTGGGACCTGTATTGGCGGGTCTTGTCGCACTAGGTGGTGCTGATCAAGGTGCCAAGATAGGTGGTCAGATGGCAACTGATTTTAGTGAGCATTGTGATGACGATACCTTCGATCAAGATAAATGAGGTAGGTGTAAGAGAAATCCCTCAGGTTTATACACCTGAGTGGTTACGCAATATGCCTACGACCCTTCCAAATCTTCATCCTATTACCCAACAGATAGGATCTCCTATTATTAATATACCTGGTTGTGTTACCTATCATAAGGAGCAATCAACCACTGGTAAGATGCAGGATGAGTTGAGGAAGAATGATAAAGACGGTAATATGGTCTTATGTGATAGTGGTGTACCATCATTTTCACCTATAGATTACGACGCAAGTAGAATACAATATAAGTATGAGCCACCTGTCCCTGTATATCAACCACCCCCAGAGGCAGAATTGCCAGGTCCTCCACCAGTGCCTGATACAAGTGGTGTAACTAAAGAAGAGGAGCAGCAATGCCCTACTGAGATCCAAGAAGCGAAGGAGCCAGTAGGCACAGTAACTGGTGATCAAAAGATTGTCGAGTATAAACTCATAAAAAATGGCACACAGATAGAATGTGTGCCTATAAAGGTCAAGGTGTCAATACCTGACCAAGTTGTTGGAAATATACCCACTGCAGGGGCAATAATGGCTACTACATCTATTGCTGTAGTTGCAACAACCTCTGCTCTATTAGCAAAACCTTTAGCAGAATTACTATTAAAGGTTGTAAAACCTGCTGTGAAGAAGGTAATGTCTAAGATTAGTTCTAAGGGGTCACATCCCCGACACTTATCTCTTTCAGAGAGGAGGACTGACCGTTACCGTTCGAAGAGGGGGTTACCACCTTTGAAGAGGAAACTGGATTGATACTATGTGTATGTGGCACACCTTGAATCATCTTAGGATTCACTACCACATCCTTACATAGGTCAAAATAAGGACTCCAAGTTGCGAATGTAATACCATTCTGGGCAAGCTCACCACATCTGGATAATCTTGTAAGCTCAAATTCCAATCTACGATTAGCAGTCATTTGCTCACGCAACATGTTGTGATTTCTTGCTGCTTCCTTACACAATTCCTGTGCTTCTCCGTCCAATGGCCATGAAATAGTGGCAGAGAAACCTGCATTCCAGTTATAGTTATCTTTTTGTCCCGTTCTTATTTCTCTATGATACAAAATCTGACCTGGATGATCGGGAATCCCGTCTGGAATTGCGTTGCCATTGTCATCAAAGTCTCCAACAAGGTCAAGCATGTTGTATACAGGATCTTGATAGGTCGGTTCGTAAGGAAAATTCCATGAAGTTGACCTAGTGACATATGGAGTAAAATTAGCGGTAGGTCCCTGACACACAATACCATCACCATATCCATTCTGGATATACGGTCCTTGTAAAACTTGAATTGCCTGGTTGGTCACTGAGCCTGAGCTATTCGCGACTGGGTTTGCTGTCGCAGACACACCACCTACAGTCTCAGCGTTAACTGGTGCTGCAAATGCTAGTGCAATTACTGGGTAAAGATACTTGTGGTATCTGTTACGCTTTGAATTTTTGTTGTTCTCTCGATGATCGTGTGATTTTGCAGACCTGGTCCGTGATACGTTTCCATGAAACTGAAGTTTCCACCAGGTGTGCTTTGGACCCACGTTGGTTTGTTGCTTGGGTCTAGGTTTAATCCTGTCCATGTCGAATTAATTCCATTACTAGTTGTAGACGTTTGTGGTGCGGTCACTCCAATGCTGCTTGTTGCACCAGGTGTGATTGTCCCATTGTCCTGTGGTTTCACCCCATGACCTGATATACTGTATGTATATCCTGTGGAGTAATCCATCGAATTTATGACCTCAGTCACTTCAGAAGTAGTTTCTGTATGGCTAGTCATTTGGCCTTGCTGAAAATTAGGTACTACAGGCACTGCCTGTGCAGCACTGCTACACAGTAACAACATGCCTATAGTAAACCTCTTTATCATCCTACTTGATTAGGATTTCGCTAGTGAATTGTCCAGTAGCTGATGTGCCTGCTCCTCCAGCTGTTAGACCCATCGTTGATGATGAATCAATAGTACCAGCTAGATTGCCTGCAGTACCTGCAGCAGTACTTGTCTGGTTACTGAAGTTATGTACTTCACCAACTGTCGGTGCACTAGAACCTAGAGCATCACCTTGATAGAAAGTTTGAGAGAAGCTGAAACTTTCCCCTGCAGTTGCTTGGGTCGCTGACAACGTAGGAATCGCTCCAACGCCTGAGGAGACAGTCAGACTACCAATAGAGCTTGTTGCACTACCACCAGAAGGTGTATATTGTGTGGTAACGTTGTTACCTGTGACAGCATATGAGCTACCAACTCTCTGTACATTTGTTGCAGCTGCATCCACAGTGAGTTGTACACTACTGGACAAGCGATGCGTGATATCCGCCTGTGCGGGTGCGGTCAACATAAACATTCCGAAGAGCACTGCTGAAATCTTTTTCATTTTATCCTCGCGAGGGATGTGCTAGCTCTATTTAGCGAAATAATTATTAGACGGTTGTTACCAAATATTTCTTCGGGTATTACCCTATACAAAACCTAGTCATACACGCTAAATATAGGTGGTTGCCTTCGGGGACCACACAATCAAACTCGCTTTTTAAGGAGAATTATGAAACTAACTAAGTGGACATCTAAGGATGTCGATGCAATTTTTGATGCAGCCAATCGCTACAGCGTAGGACTAGACGATCTATTCTACAGACTGCATTCATATGGAGCAGGATCACCAGGTGGTCAGTATCCTCCATACAATATCATTAAGGAATCCAACGTCAAATGGAGAATCGATCTAGCACTAGCAGGATGGAGACCAGAAGACATTGAGGTAAGCACAGAGAGTAATATCCTAATTGTCAAGTCAGTAGATCAAGAAGAGAAACCAGACAAAGAGGACTTTGTATACAAAGGTGTAGCAGGTAGATCCTTCACACGAGGATTCAATCTATCTGATGACGTAGAGGTTAGTGAAGTTACCTTCAACAACGGTATGTTATCTATCACTCTCAATAAAATTATCCCAGATCACCAGAAGAGAAAGGTCTTCAATATTCAGTAGACTGGGACTCTACCCACTCTGCATTCTGTCTACAGTATGCGTGCACATCCATCTCCATTTTATAGTGTGCATGGGTGTGTATGATTTGAATGACCCCTAGCATTCCTAGGATAAGTAGATTGAATTGGGTCACTGGGTGCTTCAACACCGACAACAATTTCATAGACCTATACTGTGGTATACTATATACTACACAAGAAAAGAGACTCTTAACACAGGGGTCTCTTTTTGTTTGGAGACACTGACTATGAACATGTATGTAAATCTGGCACCACCTCATTGCAAAGATCTAACTATGTTGACTTTGGACGTGCCATCTGATAAACTAGATGAGGTGCTAACCCTACTAGAAGAAAACTATGAGCGTAAAGGTAGCAAGAATGGCAAACGGCGAGGACGTAATCGCTGACATCAAGGAAGTTAGAGACTCCGAAGGTGATGAAGCTCGTGTCCTTGCATATGAATTTAAAGACTCTTTCTCTATTCAATTAGAAATGAATGACCAAGAGTATCTTGTCGAGGAGGCGGGTAAATCTAACCCTCTTGGTAATATTCGTATGAGATTTTATCCATTCTTCCCATTGACTGTAGGATCTAATTTTATTTCTCTACAACACGTTGTGAGTATTGCTGATCCACATTGGGAAGTCCTCAAGCGATATGAAGACGCATTGAAAACCATTAAAAAATCACGAAAAGATGATGTTAAAGTTGATTATTCTGAAGTACCACCCGAAGGTCTCGTTATTGGGTGACCTAGTGGAGATGGATGAGGAGCCTAGTTTCCTGATCCAAAACTGCCACGAGGTAACAGAGGATGGACTCAAGAAGTTTCCATATTATAGCGATCAAGACGACCTATTCATCGACAGTACTGATGTATTAACGGTAGTAGATCCCTCGGCAAAGGTTGCAAAACAATACCTAGTAATGCTAGAATCCAAAGAGAAGAAGACAGACAAGAATGAGTGATTTTTACACTAACGTAATCATCTTTGGTGACACTGCGTTGGTAAGGGGATACCGTAACGGTGAGCGTGTGCAATACCGTGAGAAGACCTCCCCTTCACTCTACTTGGTGCCTGCAAATCAATCAAAACCATCCAAGTATAAGACTCTGGATGGTAGGTATGCACATAAGAAAAAGTTTGATGGTGTCCGTGAGGCACGAGACTTCCTGCAGAAGTATTCCGACGTAGAAGGAATGGAAGTCCATGGGTATGAGCGGTTTGTATTCCAACATATCGCCCAGAAATACCCTACTCGTGTCAACTATGACATGTCTAAGATGAGTATATGGACAATCGATATCGAGGTTGCATGTGAGAATGGATTCCCTGATGTAGATGCATGTCAAGAAGACATGTTGTGTATCACCATGAAGAATATGATCAGTAAGAAGATCATTTCATGGGGCACACGAGAGTATGATCCTCCCGAAGGTGTGGAGTATCGTGTCTTCAACACTGAGCATGAAATGCTGCAGGACTTCCATAAGCATTGGGTGCATGACACCCCTGACATCATCACAGGGTGGAATAATAACTTCTATGACATGCCTTATATCTGTCGTAGAATTGAGAAGATCCTAGGAGAGAAGTGGATGAAGAGTCTCTCACCTTGGAATGTTGTAAAAGACCGCACAGTAAATGTGCAAGGCCGAGCAAATCTTGTCTACGATATTCTTGGTGTTACTATCCTTGACTACCTTGATCTATACAAAAAGTTTACCTATTCTGCACAGGAATCCTACAGTCTAGAGCATATCTCTACTGTTGAATTGGGTGAGCACAAACTTGATCACAGCATGTATGAAAACTTCAAGGACTTCTATACATCTGACTGGCAAAAGTTTGTAGACTACAACATCCATGACGTTGAATTGGTTGACCGTCTGGAAGGCAAGATGAAACTTGTTGAGTTGGCAGTCACCATGGCATACGATGCCAAGGTAAACATTGATGATGTATTCTCACAAGTAAAGATGTGGGATACTCTCATCTATAATGATTTGTATCAAAAGAATATTGTTGTGCCCCCTAAGCAAACATCCGACAAGGATGATAAGTATGCAGGGGCATACGTCAAAGAGCCTGTGCCTGGTGTTTATGACTGGGTGTGTAGTTTCGACTTGAATTCTCTGTATCCTCACCTTATAATGCAGTATAACATCTCTCCCGAGACACTTATCGATGAGAGACACCCACGAGTATCAGTAGATAGGATCCTTGACGAAGAGTTTACTGCCCATCCTGATTACGCTGTCTGTGCTAATGGTGCTCAGTATCGTAAGGATATACATGGATTTCTTCCTGAGATGATGCAACGCATCTACGATGAAAGGAAGATCTATAAGAAGAAAATGCTCGCTGCCAAGCAGGAGTTTGAGAAGACTGGTGATCCCAAACTAAAGAATGATATCTCCACCTTCAACAACATCCAAATGGCAAGGAAGATTCAACTTAATAGTGCCTATGGTGCTATTGGTAATCAATACTTCCGTTACTATAACTTGGCAAACGCTGAGGCAATCACTCTATCTGGTCAGGTCTCTATCCGATGGATTGAAAATAAGATAAACAAATTTCTTAATAAACTATTAGAGACAGAAGATAAAGATTATGTTATTGCTTCTGATACCGATTCCATTTATTTGCATATGGATCCTCTGGTTAAAAAGATATTCAAAGAGCGAGAGGAGAGCGATCAAAGCGTATTGCGGTTCCTTACGAAGGTGTGTGATGTGGAATTTGAAAAGTATATTCAGAATTCTTATGAAGAATTGGCAACCTATGTAAATGCCTACGAGCAGAAGATGTTTATGAAGCGAGAAAACATCGCTAATCGTGGTGTCTGGACTGCTAAGAAAAGATATATTCTAAACGTATGGGACAGTGAGGGTGTCAGGTATCAAGAGCCTTCCCTAAAGATCATGGGTATTGAGGCAGTCAAATCCTCTACTCCATCATCATGTCGTGGAGCACTCCGTGATGTCCTAAAACTCATGATGAATACAGACGAGCGTCAGGTGCAGAAGTTTGTCAAAGACTTCGAGAAGCAGTTTAAACAACTGCCCACAGACGAGATTGCATTCCCTCGATCATGCAATAACCTAAAGAAGTATCACGATCCAAAGAAATTGTATGGAGCACATTGCCCCATTCACGTCCGAGGTGTGCTACTATATAATAACTCTATTAAAAAGAATAAACTTACCCATAAGTATCCCCTCATTCAAGAGGGTGAAAAGATCAAGTATGTCTTCCTCAAGACACCTAACAAACTTGGTCGCCATGGGGAGAAGGGTGACTTCCAAAATGTCATCTCTTTCTTTAGGACACTCCCCTCGGAGTTTAAACTTGAGGATTACATTGATTATGATATGCAATTTTCTAAAGCATTTCTTGATCCACTTTCCGTTATTCTTGACCAGATCGGTTGGTCTGCCAAGAAGCGTGCCACACTAGAAGCCATGTTTGGTTAATTATGACAAGTAGTTTTTTCACTGAAATTGTAAAGGAGATTGATAATGAATACGCAGCAGTTGCCTCTGAAGGTATCACTGCAGGTGACATTACTCAATATGTAGATACTGGATCTTATATTCTTAACGCTCTATTGAGTGGCAGTATCTATGGTGGTCTACCTTCTAATAAGATCACAGCACTAGCAGGTGAGAGTAGCACAGGTAAAACATTCTATGCACTCTCTGTTGTCCGTCACTTCCTAGAGACTGACCCTGATGCAGGTGTCATTTATTTTGAGTCAGAGTCTGCTATCTCTCGCAGTATGATTGAGGAGAGAGGCATCGATTCTAAACGCATGATCATTGTGCCTGTCACTACTGTGCAGGAATTCCGCACTCAGGCAGTTAAGATTGTTGATAAATACTTAACTCAGAAGGAATCTGATCGCAAACCATTGATGTTTGTGTTGGATTCATTGGGCATGCTATCCACTACAAAAGAGATTGGAGACACAGAGGCAGGCAAAGACACACGAGATATGACTAGAGCACAAGTCCTTAAGGGTGCCTTTAGGGTCTTGACACTGAAACTAGGTCTTGCTAATGTACCTATGATCGTTACTAATCACACCTATGATGTTGTCGGTAGTTATGTGCCCACGAAGGAAATGGGTGGCGGTAGTGGTCTTAAGTATGCTGCTTCCACTATCGTATATCTTTCCAAAAAGAAGGAGAAAGATGGTACGGATGTGGTTGGGAATATTATCAAGGTCAAGGCAGCAAAGTCTCGACTTACAAAAGAAAATTCACAAGTAGAGACGAGGTTATTCTATGACGAACGCGGACTGGACAAGTATTATGGGTTACTGGAATTGGGTGAGAAGTATGGAATCTTCCAACGGATCGGTAATCGCTACCGTGTTGGTGAATCTTCTGTTTATCCTAAGTCTATTCTCGCTGATCCCGAGAAGTACTTCACAGAAGAAGTAATGCATGAATTGGACGAAGCCGCTAAAAAAGAATTCTGTTATGGCGAGTGATTTAAAAGATTTTATCCGAGTGTATGATAATGCACTCGACCCAAACTGCTGCAACAATGCGATTAAACTCTTCAACGAGACACCTGATGCACAGGATCGTTGGGAGAATTCTCACAAACCGCAGTTTACCCAGATGAATATCACTCTCCTTGCTGAGAGAGATAAGAATCAGAAATGGACAGCGATCCAGAATCAAATTATTACTGCTATTCAAAACGTATCCGAATTTTATATGCGTGATACAGGGTGCTCACCCTTTTGGCCACCTAAGAATAGTATTGAGCAGATCCGTATGAAGAAGTATTCAGTTGATACTGAGGATCGATTTGATATTCACATTGATGTAGGTGACTATGCTACGGCACGTCGCTTCCTTGTTATGTTTTTCTATCTTAATGATGTCAATGAGGGAGGAGAGACTACCTTTCCTGCTCTAGATCTTAAGGTAAAACCAAAGCAAGGTAGTGTGCTATGCTTCCCTCCTGTATGGATGTATCCTCATCTCGGAGAGCAACCTATTAGCAATGACAAATACATTGTAGGCACATATCTACACTATCAATAATGCCAGGTATAGAAGAAATTGTTATTAGTAATCTGATTTGTAATCCAGATTACATGAGAAAGGTTTTACCTTTCGTGAAAGAAGAATACTTTGATGATCTATCACAGAAGGTAGTCTTCAAAGAGATATCTGAATTTGTTAATGAGTATGACAACCTCCCAGAGCCTAATGCTATTGCTCTAGAGGTTGAGAAGCGTAAAGATTTGACAGAGGATGCTGTTAATCAAGTCCTACAAATCCTTAAAGGACTAGATAGGACGGAGTATAATGAAGATTGGTTGCTTGACACTACTGAGAAGTGGTGTAAAGAGCGAGCGATTTATAATGCTCTCATGGAGTCTGTCCAAATTGCTGATGGTCAGGATAAGACTCGTAATCAGGATGCAATTCCGTCAATTATGTCGGACGCACTTAGTGTGTGCTTTGATGACCATGTAGGACACGATTACATTGAGGATTCAGAGTCAAGATATGACTTCTATCACAGAAAAGAAGAAAAGATCCCATTTGATCTCGACTTCTTCAACAAAATTACAAAAGGTGGGTTACCTAATAAGACTCTCAATATCGCACTTGCTGGTACAGGTGTCGGGAAAAGTCTATTCATGTGCCACGTCGCTAGTGCCTGCCTCTTGCAGGGCAGAAACGTTCTCTACATTACACTTGAAATGGCAGAGGAGAAGATTGCTGAGCGAATTGATGCCAACCTCCTCGACGTCCCAATCCAACAACTAAGTGATCCCTTATTCAGTAAGAGTAAGTATCAATCTAAGATAGACAAGTTGTCAGAGAAGACACAGGGTCGCCTTGTTATCAAGGAGTATCCCACTGCATCTGCACATGTTAATCACTTCAAGTCTCTACTCAATGAGTTGTCACTGAAGAAAGGTTTTCATCCTGACATTATCTTTGTAGACTATCTTAATATCTGTGCATCGTCACGATATAAAAACAACATTGTGAATTCCTATACTTATGTCAAATCAGTTGCCGAAGAGTTACGAGGACTCGCAGGCGAATTTAGAGTCCCGATCGTGTCCGCTACGCAAACCACTCGCTCAGGCTACGGCAATAGTGACGTGGAGCTTACTGATACTAGCGAGTCTTTCGGTCTGCCTGCAACTGCTGATCTTATGTTTGCACTTATTGCAACTGAAGATCTAGAAAACATGAATCAAATCATGGTCAAACAGTTAAAAAATAGATATAATGATCCTACAGTCAACAAACGTTTTGTGTTAGGTATTGACAGAGCGAAGATGAGGCTGTATGATTGTGAGCAGTCTGCTCAAGACAATATTCTTGATGCTAATCAAGAAGAATTTACAACCGATACCAAATCCAAATTTCAAGGTTTTAAAATATGAAGGTTAATCCTGGCGGTTTTGCCCCTGCACCAGAGACAGGTGGTGGTGATGACATCCAACAACAAGCAGAGAAGTTTTCTAATGCTGCAACGGACGCTGCAGAAAACTTTGAGCGAGCAGCGAAAGAAGCAGCAGAAGAAGCACCTAAGGATGCAGAAGATGTTGTAACTGATCAACGCTTTAATAGTGCTTATAAGACTAAGCAAAAGGTAAGGCAGAAGATGAAGACTGCTGAGAAAAATAAGAAGTCAGGTGCCAACAAAATCAACATTAACTTTGATAGGTATGCTGAATTTGTAGATCAAACATGCTCTAACCCTAGTAAAGACTACAAAGTCTTTAAGGCACGGATGGATGAGTTGACTGCAAACGGTTGCGATATCAATCGTCTTGACACTGCTGCCTCAGGAATGTCTGCAGAAGGCGGTGAGTTTATGGAGATCGTAAAGAAACTTAAATACCAAGGCAAACCATGGAATGAGGATACCAAGGATCACCTTATCAAAGAGTTGGGTGACGTCCTATGGTATGCACAGAATGCATGTGCTGCACTTGACGTCCGTATGGATGAAGTTATCTATATCAATACTCTGAAACTAGCAGCACGCTACCCTAAAATGAAGTTTGATGAGTATTACTCCGAAAATAGGAAACCAGGTGATATCTAATATTGGTAAGGTCTGGAAGTATAGTCTAGGAAGTTTTAGTGATGATAAAACTAAACCATATGACAACTATGTTGCTGCCGTCCGCTCTGTTATTTTCATTTCTTATCTGGTTACTAATTGTTTTATCATTTCTGGTGTCATAAGACACTGGAATAATAGATCTGATTGTGACGAACCTAAATACAAGGTGTTACCAGTAACGACACATGTCACGCAAGACAGATCAAGAGCCCCTGATGGATGGAGAGGGGGCATCAGCAAAACCTCTTAAAGTAAATGCGGGGTTTCAATATGAGTTGGATCTCATCAGGGCACTGAGAGAGAAAGGTTTTAACGTGTCTGATCCTGCAGGAGCGGACAGTGCCAAGGCAGACTTGGAGTTGACACCTACTTATAAAGCACAGGTTATTAAGTTTGAGTTAAAGGAGAAGTTGTCTGCCGACTTCGCTCAAATGAATTTTGATTTTGATACTGGGTCAATGCAGTTTACCATTGACAAGACTAAAGCATCTGCTCAGAAGGAAGCAGCAAAGACAATGATTGGTATTGCTGAGTCTTATAATATTATAAGAGAAGCAAACGCTCATTGGAATCCTAAAAGAAATATACCTGCTAAGTTTACGTTGTCGAATGATGCAACCCTTACACAACGTAAGTCAGCACACTCACTAGATCTTAAGAGATTTCCAGATAAGTTTCTAGCAGAGGGTCAAGCAGCAGCAAGAGAGGTAGAGAAATACTACAACTCAAAGAATACTTATTATATACAGGTGAAAGGAAAGGGACTATATTATATGGGAAGAGATGTTGAGGGATATGGATGCCCACAATTCTCTACCTCTGTAGCAAACAGTAGTATCAGAATTCGTATTAAGACTAACTCCAAGTCGAATGCAAGATGGTCGTTTCTGATGGCACTCAAGATCTCAGGACTTAGAAAGAGTAGTATGGATCTAGATGGCGACACGAATTTCCTGCTCAAGCCAGGTTTATAAGTGGCACACTACTTCACCATTACCGTAACCTATACATTATAATAAAGGCATGGCAAAAAACACCCATCTAGAGCACCTCGAAGACGACATCTTTAATCAGGGGTCAGCAGGTGCTGCCAATGCAGTCAATTTTCTAGAGTCACTTCGTGACATGCTTACAGCAGGTCAAGGTGGTGCCAATACAAAGGTGACTGTGAAGTGGGATGGTGCACCTGCTGTGATCTGCGGTAAAGATCCACAGACAGGTCAGTTTTTTGTTGGCACAAAGTCAGTCTTTAATAAGACGACACCAAAAATAGGTTACAATGAAGAATTCATCGACTTCCACTACGAAGGTGCTATCAATGGCATCCTCAAACAGTGCTACAGAGAGTTATCCAAACTCCCTATTGAGGGTATCCTCCAAGGTGATCTCCTCTATACTTCTACCCCTCCTCTTGTTGCCATTGGTGGTAAGCGAGGCTATAGATTTAAACCAAATACAATCACTTACCTTGTAGATCAGAATAGTGAGATGGGTGGAAAGGTTGCAAAGTCTAAACTTGGCATCGTATTTCACACACGCTATTCTGGTAGTGATATAACTAGTTTGTCTGCATCATTTGGTGTAGATGTATCTGGTTTACAGAAGGTCAAAGACATTGCTGTATTCTCATCGACATTCCAAAACGTGAATGGTATTGCCAACCTAACGATTAGTGAGAGAAATCAGATCAACAATACTATTAGGCAGGCAAAGAGCAATCTTAAGTCTGGTGGTAAGTTTCTTGACGTCATAGTAAAGGATAAGAGTAGTTTCTCTCCTGCATCTATGTTTAAGATCTACTTCAACCAAGTTATTCGTAGTGGAAAGATCCCTACTACCTCTATGGGTATGGCAAAGGGGTTTGAAACCTTCCTAAACGACAGGTATAAGAAGGAAATCATCAAGAAAAAGACTGAGAAGTCACAGAAAGAATGGGAGAAGCGTCGTGCAGACTCTATTTCTTTCCTAAATAGTAACAAGACAACTATGTTCGCTGCTCTAGCAGGTTTCCGTAATCTAATGGACGCTAAGAATATGGTTATAAATAAACTGAAAAAGATTGAAGGTGTTGGCACCTTCCTCGAAACCGAGACAGGTTATCGTGTAACAAGTCCAGAAGGGTTTGTTGCTATTAAAGATGGCACTGCACTCAAACTCGTTGACAGACTTGAATTTAGTCGTGCCAACTTCACCGTAGCAAAAGATTGGGGCTAATGCGTTTTCTAGATTTCATTCGAGAAGCAAAAGACACAAAGACAAAGAAACCCTCAGCGTCCGCAAAGGGTCAATCTTCCAGTGCAAAGAAGAATCAACAACCAGATGACCCCCACGTTGCAATTACTTTTGGCAGGTTTAACCCTCCTCATGCTGGCCATGGTAAGTTACTCGATGCTGTTAGATCTTACGGAGGAGACTCTGGAAACTATAGAATCTACCCATCAAGATCCCAAGACCACAAGAAAAACCCCCTCTCAGCAGACCAAAAAGTAGGTCACATGAGAAAGATGTTTCCACATCACAAGGACAAGATCCAAAATAACGAGGCACACCGTAATATCTTTGACATCCTTAGAGACTTGAATGACGAAGGTCATGCTCATGTTACTATGGTTGTCGGTGATGACCGAGTAAAAGAATTTGAAACACTAGCAAACAAATACAACGGAGTCCATTACGACTTCAAATCTATCAATATTAAATCAGCAGGTGCTAGGGACGATAAGTCCGACGATCCTATCGAAACCATGTCAGCATCTAAGATGCGTGCACATGCACAAGGTAATGATCATGATTCATTCCATGGTGGAATGCCAAAGGGTATCAGCAAGAAACACAGTGCACAACTGATGGCAGATGTCCTTAAGGGTATGACCCCACCACCTAAGAGTAAGAAACCTAAGAAGGGTGAAGGACTACATGAGTGGTTGAATGAATCTGTATGGGAATATGCACCTAAACTAGACTACGAAAACTTTCGTGACTACTATATGCTTAACCACATCTTCAAGGTGGGTGCACTAGTAGAGCATGATGACACAGGTCTTACAGGACATGTTGTGCATCGTGGCACTAATTATGTAATATTCAGAATGCCAGATGGCAATGAGCACCGTGCATGGTTACAGCACATCACTGAGAGAGAAGATCAATCTAACTATTCTGCAGACGATGGTAGTGGTAATACATGGAAAGTAGGCACAGATGCATACCGTAAAGCAGTGCAAGACATGACACCTGGACAAGCGACAATCAAATTTAGTGACTTTAGAAAGAAGTCTAAGACTAAATAATAATACATTCTTGACGACCAACTTAGTAAAGCAATGACTTTAGATATCAAAGTGTCTGCTGCACTCATGAAGTATTCCTTCCTAGAGCAGAGAAAAATCTTCCATGCACTAGAGACTGGCACTGTAGACAAACTGACTAAGCATCTACAAGAGGGTGCTGAGAAAGCAATCGACGCAATGGACTCATGGGAGCCTATCGTTGAGGGTTATGGCGGGTTTCCTATTGAAAAGGAAGCAGTTGCTAAGAAGAAGATGGAGTTTAAGCGTGACAAGAATGTAGGTAGAGTCGTCACCTCTGGTGGAGATCAGATGCTAGTCACTGGTCGTAAGGCAGACGGACGCTATGTTGTTATGGGTAAGGACGGTCGTAAGACTGCAAAGGATGCAGTTGATATCGGTGTCGTTGCTAAAGAGCAGGTAGTGGGTGTTGATCTCGATGACCTGCATGAGTCAATGAAACAGGCTCGTAAGAATGTTGGTGCGTCTACTTGTTGGGACGGATACAAGGCTAAAGGCACCAAGAAAAAGGGAGGAAAGGTAGTCCCTAACTGCGTTAAAGAAGATGAGGTCGCTGAGGGTAAGAAAGGATTGTGGGATAACATTCACGCCAAGAGAAAGAGAGGCGAGAAACCTGCAAAACCTGGTGATAAAGATTACCCCAAGACACTTAACGTAGAAAGTAACCAAAGTTTTGATGCAATGATAGAAGCATTGTGTCTACCAGAGTATGAGGATCTAACGTTTGATGAGATCCATGACATCTGTGTAGAGACTCTTCTTGAGTTGGATCAACCATTGCTCAATGAGGCAATCGATCTTATTGATTCAATGGAGCTTCTTACTGAGGCACCAAGTCAGCACTCTGCAAATCCTAATATTGCAGTGCAGGCACCTCAGAAGAAGAAGGAATCAGCAGCACCTGCAGGTAAACCATCCCTCAAGGATCGTATCAAGGCAGGTCTTAAGACTGCTGCTAAAGTAGTTGCTAAAGGTGCCGTTAAGGGTGCTAAGTATGCAGGTAAAGCTGCAGGCATGGCAAAAAATACAGCAGGCAAAATGGCTTCTGCTGCCAAAGACGGTTACAAATCGACCCAGACTGGGACATCCTCATCTGGATCTAGCAAATCTACCTCTTCCACAATGAGTGACACTCCACCTAAGGATGCAGGATCATCTTCCTCGTCTTCTACTAGTGGTGGTGGATCAACAACAACCTCTGGATCTTCTGGATCTGGTGGTGATGGATCAAAGACTAAAGAGAATTTGAAGAAATTCGGATCTGCTCTTAAGAAAGGTATCAAGAAAGTTGTTGGTAAAGGATCTCGTTTAGTCTCCAAAGGAGCTGGCAAACTCGCAAAACGTTTGGGAGAACAGTCCAGATACGATTGGAGAAGTAACATTAAAGGAGACATTTGATGCAACCTACAAGCAAAACTGTTGATAGGAAAAGTGGTCTCAAGACTGTTACTAAGAAAGGTATTACAGTTAATCCAAAGAAGGAAGATCTTATGAAAGAAGCACTAAGAAACAGCGTTAAGGCATCTATAGATAGTCTTAAAGAAGCTGCTAAGAAAAATGCCAAAGGCAAAACCAAAGGTAAAGTCAAACGTTGGTGGGACGACGATGGTGATGGCATTGGCTATGAGCCTCATGAAGTAAAGAAGGAGCATCATCAGACTGATGCAGAAGGCAATGTGATTCCACATGAGGACGAAGAAGATAAAGCAGCAAAGGCTGTTATTAAAGAGAGAATGAGACAAAAGATGATCTCTTTAACACAACAACATGATGCACAACAAGCTGGACTTGAGCCTACTGAATATAAAAAGCTATAAATAAGGTACCCCTTGTTTATAGAATTATGTTGAGCTTTCTAATGCCCCTTGCCTATAAGGTAATTGATTCAGCAGTCGCTAAGATTCCTGACGACGCAGAATTGGGCGAAAAACTTATCGATATCTGTCTCCTTATCATCGGAAAGGCAGTAAAACTTACTAAAACCACAGCAGATGACGCTCTCTTTGAGAAAGTGAAGGAAGCTTTGGCTGCAAAGGAGTAAGTTATATAAATAACATATAGATGATACCACCCCGCTACTAGAGAAAAATGGCTGTATTTGGACTACTCGATGCGAAAGCAATGGGCACAAACATTGGTGTAACCAATGGAGATGCCACCGTAACAACTTCTGGAGACTTCACGGACGCTTCTGACAACCTTGTCAAAGTAGGTGACGTGTTGGAAATCTCTGGTGTCGCTTACATTGTAAAACAAGTAACGTCAGCAACTGCTCTAGAGCTTCATAAGGTGTATGCAGGATCTACTGCAACAATCACCGCAGCAAATGCCGTTAGAAGGACTCCTCCTAAGGCAGTAGCAGAGTACGTTATCAAGGGTGGCGATAGCATCTCTGACTATCAGCTCGTATTTGTTGACGAGACTGAGAGAACTAAAGCAGCAAACAAGTCTAGAGGTATCACTGGTCCTGGTTGGTGGTTGTATCGCACATACACCACATACAATGGTGACACACGTCATAAGGCAGAGTGTCTCGCATTTACTCACGCTACCGCAGCCGCGGCTGGCGATGACGCAGACGATACAGTGGTAGCAGACGTCCAAGAAACAATCACTATCGGCACACAACCTGCAAACTCTACTTCATCTAGTGGAGCAGGGACATTCGCAGTTGCTGCCACAGTTGATCAGTCTGGCACCATCACTTACAAGTGGCAGAGACAGACTGCAAGTGCTACTGTTAGATGGGTTGACATCGCTGCCAACACAGACACAGGTATTACATACGCAAACTTCACCACTGCAACTCTTGCATATAGTGGACTTTCAAGCAATGCGTTGGACGGACAGAAATATAGATGTGTTGTTAACACCTCTAAGGGTGCTGAAGAAGTTATCACTAACGGATCCGCAACTCTTACATTCGGAAGCTGATAAATAAAATCAGGAAAATCCTGATTCGTAATGCGTTTTGAAAGTTTAACCGATAAGAATCACTTGCTGTTTGCAATCAAACACTATAGTAATCCGCAATCGGTTACCGTGGATGACTTCATGGAAGACATGAAGAAATTCAAATATCTTAAGCGACTGCTTAAAAGATACTTAAAGACTGGGACATTACGTACAAACTTAATAATCAACCATCTGGTTATACTATTCAATGTGTTTGGTGAGGCAACCATACCGTTGCTAATGTATAAGCTTGAGCGTGAGTATTGGTCTATACTTAAAACCTTTCTAATATTTTTAGATAGGTATCCAGAAATCAATGCAGGCTCATTTAACGATGTGGATATTGATATGGATGTATACGATACCTTGACGTCAATCAATGATTAATGAAGATGCCCCAACAATGAGTGCAGGCAACGGTGGATTCTCTGGATCTGCTGCTGCTAGTGGTCCTGTTGCAGGGTATGACCCCATGCTAGGGGGAAAGAAAGTCAAGAAGAGAAAGTATAAACCCAAAGGACACGTTGTAACTAACGTAGGAATAGGAGAAGAAGCAAGTCACTATCAAAAAGATAGCAGCATCATCCCTTACCTTATTCATTTCGATGGAATCGATTCATATGTTTTGTACGGTAAGTCACCGTCAGAAATAAAGATACAACTCAGAAAGATCTACAGACCTGAGGTGCATAACAAGATTAAAATCACACGACTATACCCTAATCAAGTAATCAAATTCTACTGGGACAAGAGACAAAAAGCACTAGGCGTATAATGTCTGACATTAATTCTGCAATATTAGAAAGATTAGAAAGAGTAGTTGACACATTACAGGAAAATTCTGTAAAGATGGGTCAACTTCTTGCTGTACACAATGAAAAACTGGACAAGCAAGACAAGATCGATCAGGTTTTGTTTGAAAAGGTTGACAGAATCCACGCAGATATTACTAGAGAGACAGATGCTATCAAGAAAGGATGTGAGAGAGACATCCGTCTGGTAGACGACAGACTCCGTATGATGGAGAAGAAAATGTGGACTATCGCAGGTGCCCTCACAGTAATTTCTTTCGTAGTGTCTCCTGCAGGCCAGAAAATTTTAGGTAACGTGTTGACACCTGAGCAACAATCCAGTATGATGGTCGGAGAGATGCACCGACTTGAATGAGTTACATTGATACCCAATACATTGATCGTGTTGGTGTCAGATTAGAAAAATTCAAACATCAAGGACGCACCTACAACTTTAGGTGTCCCTATTGTGGTGACTCCCAACGCTATAAGAGTAAAGCGAGGGGGTATTTTTTTGTCCGCAATAACGATTACGTTTATAAATGTCACAACTGTGGTATCTCTAAGTCTCTTTCTACCTTCTTAAAGGATCAGGCATCAGACTTATACTCAGAATATCTCTTAGAAAAGTATAAGAAACCTAAGAAGAAAGACGTGCTACCTGACCTGTCAGCAAAGCCTTACTTTGCTAGTAAGCCAACAGGTCTGGAATCGATTGCTAGTCTAAATAATGAGCATCCCGCAAGAGAGTATTTAACAAAGAGGCAACTACCTGCAGAGGCATTCTATTCTCTGTATTATGTTGACAAGTTTAAAGCATGGGTCAACAAACAAAGTCCAAACTACTTTGAGAGTTTGAAGAATGACCAACCAAGAATCATCATCCCACTCATCGATGTGGATGGTAACTGGTTTGGAATACAAGGTAGGTCTCTAGCACCTAAAAGTGTGCTAAGATATATCACATGTATCTTCAACAAAGATAAGACTAAACTCTTTGGACTAGATCGTATCAACAAAGATGAGATTGTATATGTCACAGAAGGACCATTCGACAGTTATTTCCTTGGAAATGCTATTGCTATGTGTGGTAGTGATGTTGACTACAGCACTTTCGATTATCAATTTGTATTCGTCTTCGACAACGAACCACGAAACAAGGAGATCGTTGATAAAATAAGTAATACTATTGATAAAGGATATCCTGTAGTGATATTCCCTAAAACAATTAAAGAAAAAGATCTCAATGACATGCACCTAGCAGGTCATGACGTTAAAGAGATCGTAAAACGTAACACCTTTAAGGGTGCCGAAGCAAAAGTAAAACTAACATTCTGGAAAAAGGTATGAGCACCAACGTCGTCAAGCGTAATGGCAGTGTTGAGTCACTTAACTTAGAAAAAATTCATAAGATGGTCGAGATGGCATGTGAAGGCATCGGAGGAGTCTCCGAGTCTGCCATCGAAATGAATGCTAACATTCAATTTTTTGACGGCATCAAAACTAATGACATCCAAGAGATTCTTATCAAGTCTGCAAACGATTTGATTTCTCTGGACGCACCAAACTATCAGTTTGTCGCAGCACGTTTGCTCCTGTTTTCTCTTAGGAAAGCAGTCTATGACAACCATCCAGACTCACATCCACATTTGTATCAGCACATCAAAGACTGTATTGATCATGGACTGTATGACCCTGCCCTTCTAGACGCTTATAGCGAAGAGGAGTGGAGCGAAATCAACAACATGGTTGACTATGATCGAGACTATTTGTTCACATATGCAGGTATTCGACAAGTAGTTGATAAATATCTCGTACAAGATCGATCCTCTGGTGAGGTGTATGAAACACCACAGCAGATGTATATCATGATCGCTGCTACACTTTTTCAACGCTATCCTCTTGATAGCAGACTAACCTATGTCAAAAAATACTACGACGCAATCTCAAGGCACAAAATCAACATCCCCACCCCTATCATGGGAGGTGTGCGGACTCCCCTTAGGCAATTTGCTAGCTGTGTTCTTGTTGATATTGATGACACCCTCGATAGCATCTTTAGCAGTGACATGGCTATTGGTTACTACGTTGCTCAAAGGGCTGGAATCGGGATTAACGCAGGCAGAATCCGTGGCATCAACAGCAAAATCCGTGGGGGTGAAGTGCAGCACACAGGTGTTGTCCCGTTCCTCAAAAAGTTTGAAAGCACTGTCAGATGTTGCACTCAAAATGGCATCCGTGGTGGATCAGCGACTGTCCACTTCCCCATTTGGCACCAAGAAATAGAAGACATCCTTGTCTTAAAAAATAATAAAGGGACAGAGGATAATCGTGTCCGTAAACTAGACTACAGCATTCAAATTTCTGAGTTATTTTATAAGAGGTTTATTCAAGATGCAACGATCAGTCTATTCAGTCCTCATGACGTGCCTGGTCTTTATGATGCCTTTGGCACTGATAGCTTTGACGATCTTTACACCAGATACGAATCCGACGAAACCATCCCTAAGACTGTTGTCTCCGCACAGGAGATAATTCTTTCTCTATTGAAAGAGAGATCAGAGACAGGTCGTATTTACATTATGAATATCGATCACTGTAACTCTCATTCATCTTTCAAAGACAAAGTGAATATGAGTAACTTGTGTCAAGAGATCACTCTACCTACAGATCCTATTCAATCTATCCAAGGACAGGGTGAGATTGCATTGTGTATCTTGTCTGCTATCAACGTAGGTAAGATCAATAGAGTAGAGGAGTTGGAGAATCTATGTGACCTTGCAGTCCGTGGTCTTGAGGAGTTGATTGACTATCAAGAGTATCCTGTTAAGGCAGCAGAAGATTCTACTATCGCACGTCGCTCACTAGGTATTGGTTACATTGGACTAGCACATTACCTTGCTAAGAATGGTGCAAGTTATGACTCACAAGAGGCATATGATCTTGTCCATAAACTTACAGAGTCATTCCAATACTACCTGTTGAGAGCATCAAATACTCTGTCAAAAGAGAGAGGACCTTGTGGTAATTTCTCAGTCACAAAGTATCATGATGGAATTCTTCCGATCGATACATATAAGAAGGACGTAGATAACATCGTCGCACCAGAGTATCAACATGATTGGAATTCTTTACGGGATGACATCCTCAGGTTCGGACTCAGACACAGCACTCTGTCCGCACAGATGCCATCGGAGAGCAGTTCCGTTGTGTCAAATGCAACAAATGGAATCGAACCACCTCGCGACTACCTGTCCATTAAGAAATCGAAGAAAGGACCTCTTAAGCAGATTGTTCCGCAATACAACACACTAAAAAATAACTACACTCTCTTGTGGGATATGCCATCCAATGAGGGATATATCAAGGTTGTTGCGGTCATGCAAAAGTTCTTTGACCAAGCGATCAGTGGTAACTGGTCATACAATCCACAAAATTATGCGAATAGTGATGTCCCTATGTCAGTAATGGCAAACGACTTGCTTACGACATACAAATATGGATGGAAAACATCATACTATCAAAACACATACGATAATAAGAAAGATGAAGACGATACTTCTGCTAAAGTAGAAGACCTAGTAAATGAAATTCTGTCTGGTGATGAGGCAGATTGTGACGCTTGTAATGTATAACCCTATCCCTAATAATCGAATGTCCGTAACTGTTTTTAATAGCAACAAGACCGACACTACTAAACAACCAATGTTTTTTGGAGCACCCCTAGGGATGCAGAGGTATGATGAATATAAGTATCCAGACTTTGAGAGACTAACTCAATCACAACTAGGATTCTTTTGGAGACCTGAGGAGGTATCTCTACAGAAGGATCGCTCAGATTACAAAACACTAAACGATCAACAGAAGCACATTTATACTTCTAACCTTAAGTATCAAATCCTTCTTGACAGTGTGCAGGGCAGAGGTCCTGGCATGGCATTTGCACCTTACTGTAGTCTTCCTGAGTTGGAAGGATGTATTGGTGTATGGAATTTCATGGAGCAAATTCATTCACGCTCATATACACACATCATCAAGAATGTATACTCAGATCCATCAGAGGTATTTGATACAGTTTTAGATGACGAAAAGATTTTAGCTCGTGCCAAGTCTGTCACAAGTGCATACGATGAATTCCTTGAAGCAGTAGGACAGTATGCAGACAGCAACTTCTGGAAGAAGGATTGGAGAGACTCACCTACTTCACAGTGGACATTGCACGACCTCAAGAGAAAACTTTATAGGGCAGTTGCTAACGTCAACATCCTAGAAGGTATTCGTTTCTATGTTTCATTTGCATGCTCTTTCGCTTTCGGTGAGTTGAAACTCATGGAAGGGTCAGCAAAGATCATTGCATTGATTGCAAGAGATGAATCACAACATCTAAACATCACACAGAAGATCCTTAAACGATGGGATCAAGGTGATGATCCAGAGATGCAAGAGATTGCACGCGAAGAAAGAGAAAACATTACACAAATGTTTGTTGATGCTGTAGAAGAGGAGAAAGATTGGGCAACCTATCTCTTCTCACAAGGTAGCATCATTGGTCTTAATGAAAGACTACTGACTCAGTATGTTGAATGGACTGCAAACCGTCGCATGAAAGCGATTGGATTGACACCAGTATTCGATCAACCACTGAGCACTAACCCACTCCCATGGACAAACCACTGGCTAAATAGCAAAGGGCAACAGAATGCTCCTCAGGAAACTGAGATTGAATCATACATTGTGGGAGGCATCAAACAAGATGTTGGGAAAGACACCTTCGCAGGATTTTCACTTTGAGTTTACGCACAGGTGGGGCGGTGTCCCTACTGAAGTGCAACAGTTTGAGGATTGGTCTAAGAAACAGAAGGGTATCTTTAGATTCATCCTTCTGAATTTTTGCCTACCTTGGTATGCAAAATGGTGGTTAGAATTTAAGGTCGATAAGACCATGCATGATGTTGATCAACAAATTGAAAACATTGTTGATCAATGGAATGAGGAAGAAAAGAAAAACACAATCATCGTGGAAAAACCATCAGAAGTCGCAGGACTCAACGACATGTACATCTCTTCATGGCCACCACCCGAGCTTTGGTATAAAGGACCACTTGAAGTTTTTGAAACAGGTGAAATCACATCTGAAAAGGCATCGGATATTACCGAATACCCCGACCCATGGGAAGAGAAGACGTAAAACTTAAGGTTAACGTTAAGTTAAATGACTAAGTTTGCTAAATAGTTGTGGATATGATAACATATCTGTATCGTTCATCCCTTAGGGGACGCAAGTAAGTCGCGGAACGGAGCGTTCATCCCATGATACATCTAGTCGGAATACTTGTAGCAGGTATTACTTGTGTGGACATTGCTGAAAAGCTTGACCGTGCAGACCGACATCCCGATCTTACACCTCAACAGAGGGCAGAGATCGTGGAATTGTACAAGACACATCTGACTGAGGCAGTAGGTCTCACATGCGATTGGGACGCAAACGACTAAAGGAACGGGAACTCGGATCACCCGCAAGGGTTAAAGGAGAAACTTCACCAACTTTAGGAGAAACAAATGACTACTATCACATATCGTGGCGTCAAGTATGACGCTGAGCAGTACAAAGCAAAGGTACTAGCAGAAGCCGCACAGGCAAGAAACCATGAACTTATGTATCGTGGTATTAAGGTCGAAAAGAAACTAGCAGTGGTGTAGAAAGATGGAAGCACTACAGACTGTTAGTTGGATAACTATTGGATCTGTTGTATTCATCTACTTCATCTACCAAGAAGTTCGCTTCCTCCATTTTTTAAAGGGTGGCAGCGATGCGGTTAAAAGTTAAAATTGAATGGGACTACGGTCTACCAGAATACGATCCAGAAAAACATGACCCAGATAAAGTGTTTGCTTTACTGTGTTATAGAGGTGTTTCGTATGCCAAATGGGTTACACTAAACGTGTTTGGCACACCTTCTTGGTATCTAAAGAATCCAAGAAAGGGTGAAAAATAGTTATCATTCATACACATTTCTAAGGAGGGGTTGACACCCTCCTTTTTTTATGCCATTATATATCTGTGCCTGATCAGCACACTGGGAGTGACTGAATAATCTTTCTGGCATATGGCTGGATAAGGTGATACGACAGAGGTGGTGCTCGCTGCTAGGAATAGCAGAACTACTCAACCAAGTAGGTCGTAGGCAAGGACGTATTTACTCTGTAGTAATGCCCGTTCTTTGTTGGTATACAGTAACCCAACCTCCCTCCTTTTTTTCACGAAAATAAATAACTTTAACTATGAGGAGAGTCATGAAACTATTTTTGGACAGTAGCAATACCGAAGTAGTTTATGATGCAGTTGCAACTGGATTGATTGATGGTGTAACTACCAACCCTTCCCTGATGATGAAAGAAGGGAAAGATCCTAGGGATGTTATCCTTGAGATTTGTAACATGTTTGGATGGACAGCATCTGTTTCTGCAGAGGTCGTTGGATCTACAGCAGAAGAAATGCTAGACATGGCAGACGATTATATTGATATACATCCTAGTGTAACTATTAAATTGCCCCTCACACCAGAGGGTCTTAAAGCATGTAAAGAGTTGTCGGAGGATGGTATCTCCACTAACGTTACTCTTTGCTTCTCAGTCTCACAAGCAATTCTTGCTGCGAAAGCAGGTGCTACTTATGTGTCACCTTTCGTTGGTAGATTGAATGATAATTCTGTCTCAGGTGTTGAGTTGATCAGAGCAATCTCTGATGTATACTCTAGGCATTCTGTAAAGACACAAATCCTAGCAGCATCTATTAGGGATGTGCATCAGGTCGGTAGATGTTTTGGAGTTGGTGCAGATATCTGCACGATCCCTCCTGCCGTGTTTAACAAAATGTATAAGCATGTCTTGACCGATAAAGGTCTAGAGCAATTTGACAAGGACTGGCAAACCCTACAAGAAAATCTTAAACCATGAATTATCAAAAGGTAAAACTCATTGCACACAATCTTAAACTCCTCGCAGAGAGTTTGGAAGATGCTATTAAAGAAGATGTGGATGCATACAGACCTGTAGTCTCCGATCCACTAGTTAAGGAAGGTATGTCGTATAGATACAATGGAGATGATGATGGTTACGCAGATTGAAACCGCAAAGTGCTAAAGCTAAAGGAAGAAACTTCCAGAAATGGGTAAGAGAAATGCTCATTGAGCATCGTGACGTCCACCCTGAGGACATTGAGTCTCGTAGTATGGGTGCAGGTGGCGAAGATCTTATCATGGCAAGAGCAGCAAGAGAAAAGTTTCCTTTCTCTATTGAATGTAAAAATGTAGAGAAACTTAACGTTTACGATGCATACGATCAAGCGTGTGCAAACGCAGGTGACCATACACCTGCTCTTTTTATGAAGAAAAATCGGAAGAAGGCACTAGTGGTGTTGGATGCCGAATGGTTTATTAAGCATTACAATCCTTGACAGATGGACAGAGACCATATATACTTACGAGAGTTACACTACCAAATCATGGCTCCCATCGAATTCGTAGACTCAGTTGAGTATCTTATCGATAAATTGCACTACCTTATTGAGGAAGGCAAGACCGAAGAGGCAGAGACGGTAGCAAAGCAGATCCGAGAGCTTGAAGAAGCATGATGGAATTCCCATTCCGAGTCCCGATCTGCACATACGAGATTGAAGACTGGGCGGAGAAGAAAGATACCATTAAATTACCAGACCCTACAGATAAACATCTGGATCAGGGTGTGGAAGTCTATACTGATTTCTTTGAGTGGGATCAGCAGGGTATCTTGCCACCATATGCTGACCAAGTGTTTGATGCAGCAGCATTACCGATAAATAAATTCAAAAAAAGTGGTTGCCTTGGTCGCAATCACATGATGGAGATCTCATCAATGTGGTTTGAGTCTCAATTTGCATCACACAAACATCGTGTCCACAATCATGGCATGTATGGATGGTCATGTGTGCTATACTATGACTTCGATGAAAACATTCATCACCCTACTACTTTCTATTCACCCTTCCACGACTTCATCGATGGCAACTTAATGTCCTATGTGCCACCAGTCAAGGAAGGGTCTATTGTGTTCTTTCCTGCTGCACTGCACCATGAAGCACCACCGAATAGATCACCAGTTAAACGCACAATCATATCATTTAATATTAAAGGACATGTAGACAAAACCAAAAAAGTAATATGAAGTTTTTTACAGGCGATGACTTTCAATTAAATTCAAACTTAACATTTACCAAGGAAGACGTAAACGGAAGACCGATTGTCTACGTTGATAACGTATATAAAAACCCAGACAGAGTGGTAGAGTATCTACAAAACTGTCCTATTATTTCACACAAACCACAAGATCCTCAGGCAGCAAATGGTGTTGAGTTTTTTGATGGTAGACAAGCAATTACAGAAGCATATGATCGACAATGGTTTGACATACACAGGGAAGCCTCCTCCTTACTAGGCATCCACCAGAATACATACTTCCAAGGAGGTTGCATGTTTAATATGACCATGCTAAACTCCTTACCAAAGGGTCATTGGTTTCCCCATACTGACCCCCACTGCATCAACGGACTAGTTTATCTCAACAAGTGTAACGATTATGGACCAGGCACATCTTTCTACAATTCCTTTGACTACAACGGAGGAGGTGAGCACTTCAACCCATGGTGTAATGATGCAGATGAGACCCACTGTATACTAGATCGATATAACTGTGCTGTCTTTTTCAATGGAGACATCTATCATTCCATGAGACTGGTAGGTAATACATTCATAGACAGACCACGGTTTACTGAGGTACATTTCCTCACCTATTGATTCAGTAGCTCAGTGGATAGAGCAACTGTCTTCTAAACAGTCGGTCGTTGGTTCGAATCCAACCTGAGTCGTTGGGGGTAACCCCATTGCCACAACAGAATAGGAGTCTACTTATGACTGTAGAAAAGCGTTTTGCCGATTGCTTGTCCATTCTCAGGTCAGCAGTCAATGGTGAAGTGGAATTGGATACCGAGTATCCATCTCTCTTCCAAGCATTATGTCGATTTTATGCCGACAAACGCCACGTCCATTTCTGGGGTATTGATGTTGAAGAAGATTATGCGATTTTAATTGACCACCTTAGTGATGATTTAGTTTATGGATGACGAGAGATACATTGTATACAGAGACATCTTCCCTAAGCATGTTGCAGTGCCTTGGGATGCAGTGTTGATGTATGTAAATGCAACTCTTAACGACCCTACAGGTTTTTGTCATTGTATTAGTGATGGAGGACCGCCTTCTTATATGTCAAAATGGCGAAGGGGGAGTGCTGCTCCTCCTTCTTTTACTATGGCAAGGAGAGAGTTTGAAGAGTGGGCAGGACACGAGTGTCAAAACATGGATGTCTATGTCTCATACTTTGCACCTGCTGATACATTCGGCAGGCATAATGATCAGGAGAATGTCCTTATCATTGGTGTCAAGGGTAGGACATCCTATCGATTTGATACTAACGCATGTGAAACATGCATGGCGGATATCGTCACAATCAATCCTGGCGATGCACTATACATACCTAAAGGGATGTATCATGAGGCATCCCCCAAATCTCCTAGAGCAATTTTTAGTTATAGAATAGATGCTAGATCCTGAGATCACAACCTATAAGAATAAGATCTGCACCAAAGATAGTGACTTCATTTGGGGTGCTACTATTTCTGATGATGCAGTCCAAGAGGTTGTAAATTTCTATAGGCATCAACAGTGGTTGCCTTATATTGAAGGTCAACTCATGGAAGCAGGAGAAGTAAAAACAAATAAAGAATTTAAAGATTCTCGTGACCTGCATGTCCCATTCCAAGCAGCAGTCATGCACCTAGAGAAGTATCTTGTTGAGTTGCAAGAAGTCCTAGAGAAATACATGGATAGATTTCCTTTCTGTGAGTTATCTAACTTCCGTATCAACGAGCCACTCTCTATACAATGGTATCCTAAGGGTGGTGGTTTTAAACTCTGGCATACAGAGAGATCAAACTGCCTACCAAGTAATGTTTATAGACACCTTGTCTTTATGACATACCTAAACGATGTCCCTGATGGTGGCACCGAGTGGTTTCATCAAGATAAGTATGTCCCCGCACAAAAAGGATACACAGTCATCTGGCCAGCAGATTGGACACACTTCCATAGAGGAAGGGTATCTGATACTAAGGAGAAGATGATTATCACAGGATGGTTTTCATTCCAATAAACAAATGTTAGACAGATCCGAATTACCTAGAGATCAAGCACATCTTGATTCGCAAAATGATAAGTGGAATAGAGGACTTGATCTCTTCATTGAGTCTCTCCACGAGCCAGACCCTAAACTTCGTGGGTGTGCTCACAATCAGAAATGTTTTAACGAGTTGATGTGGATCAGAGAGTATATGATTACACACGCTAACACTCTTCGTAGGTGACAATTATATAACTGTCCTTAGTAGGTCACAGTCTTGGTGTGATAACGTTAGAATACATATAGATTCACACACACCATGAAGGTAAAAGTAATTCTCGACAGATTCCCATACCGTTTTGCCGAGTGTGGCACACTAGAGATCAACGGTATGCCTGACTATCGCATTCTCAAATACAACGAGATCACCAAGACTTATTACACCATGTATAAGCTTGACAACTCGATCCAGTTGGACTATTGTATCGAAGATCCCGAATACACTAAGTGGTTAGACCCTGATCCTGAGGTCGCTGCCTATGGTGGACGTAGGGATGTTGTTGTATCACCTTATCAAGGAGCATGATGGCTTACGCTAATGAATTTCACGATGCTGTCGCTGCAGCGAAGACTGCCTTTAAGTGGGCACTAGATAACGACGTCGATGACCAGACCACTGGTGAGTTGTGGCGACATTATCTTGGTTTGAAGACAATCGCAGAGACACAGAAACCTGTGGAAAGTTTCCACATTGATTTTGATAACTACCCAGTTGCTGCAGGGGAAGTGCCTATTCAAGGAGCAGCAGGTGCGGATGTCATCACATTTGGGGGTTGACAGAAATTTAATCTTTCCTATATAATTATGTAACATAACTTAACAAACGTTATTCATGACAATTACTACTGAATCAGGCGGAAGGCAAAACATGTTTGCAAAGGAACCACCTATGCAAGTAATGGACGTATCCGTGACTCACAACGAAAGAGCGGAATTACTTAACGGTCGTCTAGCAATGCTAGGGATTGTATCAGCAGTAATTTCATACGCATTCTCTGGAAGCATCTTCTTTTTTGGTGCCTTCGGAATCTAACAACAACTAACCTTATAGGAGCAAACTCATGACCCCAGAAGCAGAAAGATTTAATGGATGGGCAGCAATGCTTGGTTTCGTAGCAGCAGTTGGTGCTTACACATTCACAGGACAAATCATTCCTGGTATCTTTTAATGACAAATACTAAATCAATCGAGCCACAGAAGAGAGTGGCAGAAACTTGGAATGGTAGACTAGCAATGCTTGGTCTAGTTGCAGCAGCAACAAGTGACATTCTAACTGGACATATGTTTTTCGGTATTTTCTAATGTCCGATCTCATGTCTAATTCATATCATGAGGTAATGGAAGTTTACAAAAGACCAATGTCAGTTAAATACATCCCATTTATTACATTCATGTTTGCCACAGGTCTAACAGCAACTGTTGGAATTCCTGTGTTTGCATGATACTATATAAAATAGCGTAACTAATAATTATGAATATCCCGAGTGTCGAATTTGTCTTCGTCCGTCAAAAAGATTGTAACGACAAAGCATTTGGTTTTGACAAAATAAACTCGGTGGATCTACTAGGTAAGGGCAAGCATGTAGTGTTTGCTCTGCCTGGTGCTTTCACTCCCACCTGCACCCAATTTCAACTCCCTTCCTACGAAGCATGTTATAACAACTTCAAAGAGGAAGGTGTAGATGAGGTTTGGTGTATTTCTGTTAACGATGGATTCGTAATGAATGCATGGCAGAGAGAGTTAGGTATTGAAAAGGTCAAGTTGATCCCTGATGGCAATGCTATGTGGACAGGACTTATGAATCAACTTGTCACCAAAAATGATAAGGGTTTTGGTCTCCGCTCATGGAGATACGCATGTGTCATTGAAGACGGTGTGATTACTAAACTTTTTGAAGAACCTGGTAAAGTAGATGACACGGATGAGGATCCCTATGAGGTATCCTATCCAGAGAATGTCGTCAACTGGATCAGGACTGGTGAAGAAATTTAAACTGGAAGTATGGAATGGTCAGGAGTGGATGTCACTTGTCCACTACCGTAACCTATCAAAAGCAAAAGCAAACTTTCTCTACTACCTAAGTCAACTCATGTGTGCTAAGATGAGTAGAGACATTAACCAAGTAGTAAGGATTGCAGAAGATGACTGACATCTCCTCCGACTGGCGATACAATGATGGAAACATGCATGCTCGCCAGTTTTGTTTGAACGCATTTATCTATGCTAAGATTCCCTTGAGTCGCGACGTCTATGAATTTTGTGCACTCTACATCAGTCAAGGGTTATTCCAAGAGCACTTGGAGAAGATGAAAAAAGGAGAGGGTTTTCATGAAGAGAAAATCCACAAGGAGATAATCAACTGCTATCACAAGTATGGGCAAGAATTTTTAGGTTTGCCTGACCCCTTGACAGAATAACCAAAAAGCCTATATACTAAGAAGCGTGTTGATCCCAACACCATGTAACGGTTTCGTTACATAACATCCCATTAACCGAGACCTATGGGGATGTAAAGCAAGTCTCTAATACCTGCCTCTGAGGGTGAGACAGGAATATTATACTCAGTGTTCCCTGCACTATTACTTAAACTCTCAATTAATGACTACTATCAACTCTGGCATTCGCCAACGTGGTGGACTCCTCTCTGGATGGGATGAGTTCTGTCAGTGGGTTACATCTACTAACAACAGACTTTATGTTGGTTGGTTTGGTGTGCTCATGATCCCATGCTTGCTCACTGCAGCAGCATGTTTCATCGTTGCATTTATTGCAGCCCCTCCCGTCGATATCGACGGTATTCGCGAACCTGTAGCAGGATCTCTACTCTATGGAAACAACATCATCTCAGGAGCAGTCGTCCCAAGCAGCAACGCAATCGGACTACACTTCTACCCAATCTGGGAAGCAGGAACAGTTGACGAATGGCTCTACAACGGAGGACCTTATCAACTCGTTATCTTCCACTTCCTTATCGGTATCTCAGCTTACATGGGACGCCAATGGGAACTTAGTTACAGACTAGGTATGCGACCTTGGATCTGTGTTGCTTACTCTGCACCAGTTGCAGCAGCAGCGTCAGTTTTCCTAGTATATCCTTTCGGTCAAGGATCTTTCTCTGATGGTATGCCTCTTGGCATCGCAGGTACATTCAACTTCATGTTTGTATTCCAAGCAGAGCACAACATTCTTATGCACCCATTCCATATGATTGGTGTTGCAGGTGTGTTTGGTGGATCTTTGTTTAGTGCAATGCACGGATCTCTTGTTACTTCTTCTCTTATTAGAGAAACTACTGAGCAAGAGTCTCAAAACTACGGTTACAAATTTGGACAAGAAGAAGAAACATACAACATCGTAGCTGCTCATGGTTACTTTGGTCGTCTTATCTTCCAGTATGCTTCTTTCAATAACTCTAGAAGTCTTCACTTCTTCCTTGCAGCATTCCCAGTTGTTTGTATCTGGATTACTGCTATGGGTATCTCTACTATGGCATTCAACTTGAATGGTTTCAACTTTAACCAGTCAGTTGTTGATGCAGGTGGTAAAGTTATTCCTACTTGGGGTGACATTCTTAACAGAGCAAACCTTGGTATGGAAGTAATGCACGAGCGTAATGCTCACAACTTCCCACTTGACCTCGCTGCTGCTGAGTCCGTGCCTGTTGCACTGACTGCACCTGCAATCGGTTAAGTTACACCTGAGGAGCACAAGGTCAAATGACTCAATTTCTACTAAAGAATGCAGGTTATCTACCCATCTTTGAATTCTTATTCTTTGTTGCTGTAGGTATCACTTTAGGACCAGTCCTAACTTAAACTAGGCATTTCTTTTTATTACGTCGGGGGCAGAAATGCCCCCTTTTTTTATAAATAATAGTAGAATTAGAGGGTAGGAAGATGAATCAAACTCATCTTTGTTATGAGTCCGACAACGGAAATGCTTATGAAAAACGTACTACCTTACAATCAACTAGAGGCATGGCATCCTTTTGAGCCTAACCAAAATCATCGCGAGGATGATTACTACGAGTGCTTGGTTGAGTGTACAGATACAAGGTCAGCGTGCAAACGAATCTGTAAGGAGGTGTTAGACTACTAGACCAATAAAATCTATCGTATCTTTTAAGAGACTTGCTTCCACAGGTCTCTTTTTTAATGTTATAATTAGTAGGTACGGCGGAGTAAGAAATGAAAAAATTAATTGCAGCATTGACCGTTGGGATCGCACTAGGTGTCGCTACTTGTGCTTCAGCAGCACCTGTAAAAAGTGACTGGACAGGAGAGGATAGTATTACGAAGGGATGGTTTACATATGATGCGATGGGGTGTATGCTATTAAAGGAATGCAAAGAAGATATTACACAAGTAAAGAGTAGTGATGATATTAGAGACATGTTTCCCAATCAGAATTGGGATGTAGTGTCTGCAGAATTTGATGCCATTGTAAATGCATTTGATAAATTAGATATCAATGTATACGTTGCATCCCCCAGATACTTTCCTCCTGCTCACAGAGGTGTATACCACACGGTGAGCAACCATATGTATCTGAATGAGGCATGGGTTAGTCGTCCTCATATTTTGATGGCAGTCCTCAGGCATGAGGGTTGGCATGCTGCACAAGACTGTATGGCAGGGACGCTAGATAATACACTACTTGCTATTATCAAACCCGAAGAGGATGTGCCTGGTCTGTGGGCAGACATGGCAGCAAAAGCATACTACCAGAATCCTAAAGCGATCCCATGGGAGAAGGAGGCATTCTGGGCAGGTCATGAAGAGGGCATGACACAGGAAGCACTTGAAGTCTGTGCATCTGGCACTCCTATGTGGGAAGTATATCCACCCACTCCACTCACTAAGCAGTGGCTTATTGAAAACAATTACATTAAAGAATGAGTTATCTAGTCCACCCCTTACCTCCAAGAAAGGTATGGGTAAAGAAAGAGTATCTTTATGACCTAGAGAAGGGTCATGGAGAGATCACACCTGGTATTTGGATCTCAGTAAGAAGTATACAAGCGAAAGCATTATACTTTGAGACCCTACTGACTGATTACGGTGCACTGTTTGACAAGTTACCACTCAGTGCATTCGTATGGAAGGAAGATTATGATAAAGATAATCAACTACCACTAGATGTCCTAGAGTTGTGGGATTGTTTCGACTACAATATTACAGTGGTTGAGAAACCTATCCTTGGTCGCTGCTCTTTCTTTGGTAAAGATAGGAAGATGCATCCTGGTGAATATGAATTCACTATTGATACAGCACACCCTGACTTCTCTGTATTGGATACAAACTTTTCAGAGCATGATCCTGAGCATAAGACATTTAATATTATTGCACTGGACAATGGACAGTTTGCTGCACAACCTAACAATAGATGTCAATTCTTTGACAACAGTTTGGTAAACAATGATGCTCTACTACAACCTGACTTCAAAGTCTGCACACAAAACTATGCTGTAGAAACTCTACCTAAATGGTGGTCAGTTGGACACACAGATGAGTGGGCATACAAGACTATGGAAGAGGAAATAAATAACAAAGAAGATAACTAGTTGTAATGACAGCGGACCCAAGGTGTTATGGTGGAAGTTATTCACCACAGATACCTCAATTACAACCTAACGCACTCGACGCTGCCAACCCTAGGGATGTTACACAGTATATTCCTAGTGACCCAAGGCAAGCGGCTGGGACTCTGCAGCCTAGTGATCCCATCATTGGTGCTGATGGAAGATGCTACGGTCCGTTTAGACAGGAGTCACTCCAACCTAACCCGTTGGATGCATCTAATCCCGTCAGAATCACACTCGCCACACCACCGCCACCTCCTAGTAGTGGTGTGCCAACTTATGATGATCCTGCTGACAACCCTGCGAATAGATGTTACGGTCCTATTCCTATACCTAACAGTCCTGAGCGAGGCACGTCACCTGATCTACCTACACCCCCTCCACTTCCTCCATCTGATGAGGATATAGATCCTAGGGAAGTTATCAGACAGTTGGTTGGAAGATGTTATCCTCCTCTAGGACTTGATGATGGTGGGATTAGACAACCTGATATTGATCTACCTCCGTTTGATATACCTGATCTCAGGGTAGACCCACCGATCGATATGATCTGTGATATGTTTCCATACTTACCATTCTGTCCAGAGTGTGAGAAGTATGCTACAGATCCTAGTACGTGTGTAGAATTTCCTATTAAGATACCTACACCTGGCACAGGTATTCTTCCACCAACTATCGGTGGAGGAGGTAAAGACTGTGATAAAATATGGGAGTTGCAAAGAGATAATTTAGTTAAAGATATTGGTGATGGATACTGGGAGAGGACTGATACAAGAGAGCAATTCTATTGTCCACCTGAGCAGAAAAATGATGACTGGGGTAAGTGTGTAGAGGAAGCACTAGAGTGTTTGTTTAAACCATACATTGATGGTGCATGGCAACCACCTTCACAGGATTGTGTTACCTTCTACCCTAGAGGATATAACGGTAACATCAAGTCATTCTGTATTGCTAACTGCTATCCAGATAGAGTTGGTATCTATGAGTATGTGACACAGAAAGGTGCTGCTCTAGCATTTAAACCTTATGGTAGTGGTCTGCATAATCTATTAGGTGTGACCACAAACTATGATGGGTCATGGAATGGTAGTAAGATCGATAATCCTGGCGGTAATAAAATCTATACGTCTGCAGGTAACAGGACATACAGTGCTACTCTTGGTAGTGCTAACATCACTGTTAACGTTGAAGTATATAATGACAATGGTGAGTTTGATAGTAGATGGTATTGCACATACACTGGTGACCTACCTGCTGTAGGCACAGAAACCACAGCATCATTTACTGGTGACAGTGCTAGTTTTGATGTCACATTCATGGTGTTGGAAGGTAACAAGGCAGGCACTAATCATGACTATGGCACATCCTCTACACCTCCAACAGGATATACACTGACATCTAATCAACCTGTCTTCTACTTACATAAGAATAAGAAAGACGATAGATCAGTTGCAGTATACAAATACTATTCCAACTCTAGAAAAGATACTCTACTTACAATTAAACCAGGTGAGCCTGACACACCAGGCAATGGTGAGAGAGCAACCTTAAACGCAGGTGGGTATGGTTTCGTAGAAATTTTAGGATGGGCATATGAAGATGCTGCAGCCATGAATCCATACCTAGGTAAGAAAGAAAAGGCACAAGAATTACATAGGTATTATGACAAACTATTCTCTACAGCAGAAGTAAAATTCTCTGGTCAAAGTATTACAGTCTCTGGTAACTGTGACTTCACTATCGAGTGGTCATGGAAAGACTCTCCAAATATTGCAGGTGTGACATGTGATAGTTTTACTATTGACAACAAGACATTTGAGCGTCGAGGCACGAGAGGTAGTCAGACTGAAAGATTTACCAACATGTCAGCAGGCACTTACCCTATTACTTTCCAGAATCTACACTCTGCTAATAGTAATTTTGCTGATAGGATATACAATGACAATGAATCTGTCTGTCTTCTTGATGGACATGGAGACGATTGTAACGGGACGATTAGAATTTCACGGGTAGATAAAGCAAGCACTGGCAACATAGAAATGGATAATCATTTCTATTCTATTCGTAAGCAAACAATAGAAGAGCCACCTACCAAGGACTCTAACAAAAACTATTACCTAATTCCAAATGATGTAAACAACACCATCTTAATGAATATAGATGTGGAAAAAGGTAGGGCAGGGTATAGAAATACCTTGATGGCATACATTGAGACAGATGGTGTCCCACGATGGGCACAACTTTTGGTTGTGGATGCAACTAATGAGGCTGGTATGACACAGCATATGATACCTATCAACATCCTTCAACAATACAAGGGTGGCAACTTAGGATTCTTGCTTGTCTCTAATGGTGCTCAACTCAACAGTTATAACGTAGGTGATACATTTACAAACTTCTCTCAGTTGTCAGATGGATGGAGGATTGATGGTGTATCATCCTCAGAATCTAATTATGTTTTATTCTCTGATGAATCACTCAACCCAGAAGGATCTGTTAGTGACAGTAGAGACTACACAGTATGGAAAGGTGATCACTGGCAATGGTGGGAGGATCTAATCAGTGGTGACAGTGACTTTGATGATTGTAAATTCTGGCACGAAGTTGTATGGGCAGGTGGTGCTACAGCCTATGAGGGTATTGAATGTTATGTGTGGAGAGAGGACAAACCTCCATCTATAACTAAACCTCTACTTTCTAAGTCAGATTGTGATCCACGACTGTTTAAGAAATCATTTAAAGATGTCTTGTTGATGAGAAATGATTGTGGATCTGAGGTCATTGACGTCACAGGAGATAGTGGAGACATCTCATGTGGTAAATGTAATGGTGAGTATCTATTCCAAGTTAACAGGACACAGAAGAGTAAGATAGTAACCAAAGGTAAATTCTCTTTGCGTAGTCTTGGAGGTATTACTCAAGGTCTTGCAGGTGACTGCATGGTATTCATATTAAAACTTTGGAAAAACAATAACGTTCTTTGGGAGCAGAAGTTTAGAGCAGGAGCATGGCCAGAGATCGGACAGAAGTTACATGATGATGATTTCTTTGAGGTAGTTGAGGGTGACGTAATTAAATTCAAAGTCACAGAGATCAAACGAGGACCTACTAGTGGACAGATTACACCTAGGTTAGGCATCCTTGATGAAGATAATTATCTCTTTGAATCAACATTCAACCTCCGTCTACAGACACAACCAGGTGACGCTAGGTCAATTCCATACCCATCAACTATCAACCCAGAGGCAGAATCTTCTAAGGGTGTGGGTGGTGAGATCACAGGATTTGATATGTGCTACATGCACAACCTAGATGACAGAGGTAAAAACTCAGAGATTGAAGACTGGCAGAGATACTATACTGTTTGGGAGAATCAGCAAGCAGTAAACATGGATGCTAATAATCAGATCCATGACCATGATGATTACCCACGCTACACACACTGGACAGCAGATCAGGGAGGATCTAATAACCGTGCTGCTATGTCCTTCCGTGGATGGGATGGCAGTGATAGGAATGCATACATTGATACATATGGATTCAAAGAGAAAGATAAAGGACAACATTACAATCAACTTGTCACCAGAATGCTATTCAAAGATGGCAAGACAGGTCCTATCTACTTGGATGGCACTGGTGCACCCACTGCTGTAAAGAGACACGTCCAATCAGAGACACACTATGCAAGACTTGCAAAGTATTCTGACGATGGTTTCTCATGGTGGGATACCAAGATGAATAGTTTCGTAGCAACTAGTGACTTACAGTGGATGCTTGACAACCTCTACGATGGTATGCAACAGAATCCAGAAGTCCTTACAAACTATGAGATGGGATACTTTATCCAAGACTACTGGTTGATTCCAGAGGATGATGATAACGTAGAGGATCATGGCATCGGTGCTAACACTGCCAAGATTCGTGTTGGTATAACTTTCTGGGCAAAGAATGAAGGTTACAGCAACAAGGCAGGTCCTAAGCGAATTACAAATTTCTATGCTACAATAGAATTGCTCGAAGTCTTGGACTGGGGTGACGGATATGGAGAGGGTCAGGAATTTGAATTCTACTGGCCACCTAAGTATACTGATCGGATCATGGATTACTCCACCGATAATAATGTTGCACCATTTAGTCCTACCATCGCAGCACATAGATCCAGTGCTCCTAATTACAATCCACTAACTAAAGACATACCGTCAGAAATTAAGATTGGATACGAGCCATCTGGTCGAGGTTACAGAGATACAAAACGTCCTGTGTATGATGCATTCTACCAAGAGTCACATAACAAGGAGTCTATGTATTGGTTTATAGATAAGAAAGAATACCGTGATCGAGTCAGATTCAAAATCAGAGTTAACGGAGTACAGTAATGAATGGATTTGGTGACCAGCCAGGTCGTAAAAGACACAAGGACTGGGCAGACAAAACAATACAGAAGACAACTAAAGAGTTGAAACTTCTGCGTGAGGTCATCGAAAAGTATAAAGACGATCCCGATGGTCGTCATAAGATGCTTAAGAAGATGAAGAGGTATTGGAATAGCAATATCAATACCATCAAAGATCTTGATACAAAACCGTCAGGCAAAAACATTGTTGACGAATTGAGAGAAGTCCCCTATGATAAGATAGTGGAAGACTACCGAAAGGAAGTTGGACTAGACTCACCTAAAGAAAAGATGAGTGTCTCTGAAACAAGAGCAGCAGAAATTCGAGAGTATCTAGAAGGAGAATGAAGGTAGCAGTGATTGGCAGAGGTAGTGGTGGTTTAATTACCATCATGAATCTCTTGACCTACAACATTAAAGTTGATTGTTATTATGATCCCGACACCCAACAACTTCCTGTTGGTGAGTCAACCACACCTCAATTTGCATCACTGATAGAATGCACATTGGGTTTAACTATCGATGATCTTATTGCCCTAGGACTTGCGTCCTATAAGAAGGGCATTGAGTTTGTTGACTGGGGTAACTCAAAGCATTTCTATCATAGATTTCTACATGCAGATGCTATTCACTTTTACACTAAGACTCTTAACCCATTTCTCCAAGAGAATCTAGAGAAATATAAAGGAGTAAAGTTTATTGGAAAACGTATCACTGCTCTTAATTCTATTAGCAATGAATATGATTTCGTAATCAACTGCTCAGGTGCTCTCAGCAACTATAGAAAAGAGATTGACATTCCATGTGTCAATAGTGTATTATATTTCGATGACCATAAAATACATGGTCACCCAGAGTATACCTACCACCTCGCCCATGAATATGGATGGAAGTTTAGTCTTCCATTTCCTAAGCAAGGCATCTCACGGACAGGTTACCTGTTTCACAGGGACTATCAGTCACATGTAGATGCTGAGGTTGTATACTCACATGGAGACCTCTTCGAGTGGACTCCATCTTACGCACCCGATATGATTGTCAATAATAAGTTGGCACTCAATGGTAACGCTTTGCTCTTCTTCGAGCCATTGCAAGCACTTTCGCTATTACATTATGATATGGTCGCAAAAAGAATCTGCGACTATTTGGTTAATGGCCAAACAAATGAGGAGAGACTACTCGCTAATCTCTGGTATCTAAGAATGGTAGAGGCATATGTTGATGCCCTTGCCTTCCACTATCAATATGGTAGTGCTCACAATTCTGGATACTGGGAGAAGGTCAGTAAGAAAAGTGTCACAAGGGTTGGACAAAAATGGTGGAATGATGGTAGACTCATCCACAAAGTCAGATCTTCGTGGGGAGAGGGCAAAAATTCTCACCTCACACAGCATCCTGACTACTACTATGCACCAGATCACACACATATCTTTGGCATTACATGCATGTATCAATTACATTGTGGATTGTCAGGGGATCGTGATTTGTCAATAGTATAAATACCCATTGTAACTATCTGTTACATAAACTCAAACTAAAGGTAAAAAACACATGATCAAAACTGCAATCGCAACTCTTGCTGCTACCGCAGCTGTGGTAGCCCCATCTGCTTCCTTTGCAGGACCGTATATTAATATCGAAGCAAACTCCTCTTGGACTGGCTCGGATTATACTGGGACGACGACTGACGTGCACGTTGGTTACGAAGGACAAGTTGGAATCGCATCTTACTACGTCCAAGGAGGTCCAGCAGTGACTTCTGTGGACGGTGGTGACACTGACACTGACTTCTCTGGTAAGGCAGGTCTTGGTCTTCCACTCTCTGAGGCGATGGATCTCTACACTGAAGTCTCTTTTGTTACTGCAGACTCTGCAGACAACGGATACGGAGGTAAGTTGGGTGTGAAGTATGCTTTCTAAGTAGAAAGGATATATAATACCATCAGGGGTCTCTGACCCCTTTCTTTTTTTCTATAATATTATGGCAAAGATTCCACCATCGACAACAATCTATACAAGATCTGGTTGTCCTTATTGCACAAAAATTAAAGAAGTGTATAATATGAATCGATGGAGTTACAACGAGATGAAACTCGATGTTAACTTCGACCGCAACCAATTCTATGCGGAGTTTGGTATGGGGTCTACCTTCCCACAGGTAATCATTGGTGGGAATAAAGTCGGTGGTTGCACCGATGCTGTAAAACATCTACGAGAAGGCAAATTCCTCTAATGAAACTCAGAAACGCTAACGAATTATATGAGTTGATCGAGCGATCGATTGATGAAGCATTCGAGAAGAAACGTTTCTTATTTAACATGTATGGGTATTTAAAAGGAGCAAAGTATACTCGTAAGGAGACTACTGAGTTTATTGAATCCCCAACTGCTAACTCTCTAAACAATACTATCCTAGATCTTGATGCATATATCAAGGGAGGTGACAAAGTATTGCGTGAAGCATACGGACACATCCCAAAACCAGAAGCAAGAAAGATTAGAAAGTATCTCTACGGTATCCTTGAGGATGCATGGAAATATGAAAGGGATAGGAGACCAGGCAGGAAAAAAGTTACTAAATAAAAACAACAGTCTTAGGAGGCAATTACATGGCGGATCTTTCTTTCCTTTACATTGCCTTCTTCCTCACGTTAGGTAGTTTCCTTGTTGGATTCTTGATCTCTTGGAATATCAAAGCAGCATTTGACGAGTGGCAAGAAAAGGCAGACTATGCTAAAATAGTCATGCATCCCGAGATGTATGATGAGAATGGTAATTTTCTGGACACAGAAGATCTATTCTACTTGCGTTTGACAGAGGAAGATGATACAATTACTGACACTGATGATTAATCATGGCACAAAAACTTATGATTTGTGAGGTCTTGCAAAAGACTCACTCTGCTAAGACAAAAGCAGAGAAAATTAAAATTCTTCGTGATAACAACAGTCAAGCACTTCGCACACTATTCATTATCAACTTTGATGGGTCAGTCGTGCCTCGTGTGCCTCTTGGTGAGGACGTACCTTACACACCTAACGAAGCACCGTTGGGGACAGAGCATACTAATTTGATTGTAGAAGCAAAGAAGTTTTACTATTTCTTCAAGGGTGGTGCAGACAACCTCCCTAACATGAAGGTAGAGAATATGTTTATTCAGATGCTAGAGGGTCTCTACAAAGATGACGCTGTGGCATTTATTAAAGCAGTTAATAAGTCTCTACACAAGAAGTATCGCATCACAGAAGCGGTAGTTAAAGAAGCATTTCCAGAAATTCGATGGGGTAATAGGTCTTGAGCGTCTATATCGATCCAAGAAAAGCAAAAAAAATTGAAGAAACTCCTGCTCCTGCAGAGACTGTAGAGGAGTGGACAGAGAAGATTAAAGCAATGGACAACGAAACAGTAGGACGTAAGGTCGCTGCTGCATTGGGTGCACTGTTTATATCTCCTCTTGTTTTTATGTTCTTCTGGAATTGGATCATGGTTGGCACGTTTGGACTACCTGTATTGGGTTACTTGAAATCATTTGGTTTACTAGTAATGGCACGTCTAATTTTTAAGCATGACTAATAAAGTTTGTCTCGTAAGCGTCACACCTGAGGCAGAAAAAACAATGGGTTACATTGCGAGAGTAAGCAACCCAAACAATCAAGACAATCCAAAGGTAGAAGGACTTCTATCTTATTGCATCAAACATAATCATTGGTCTGTATTTGAGCAGGCAAGTTTGACACTTGAGATCAATACTACAAGAGCAATCGCAGCTCAAATTCTGAGGCATCGTAGCTTCACATTTCAAGAGTTCTCACAGAGATATGCTGATACTAATCTGCTAGGTGAGATCCCTGTCCCTGATCTACGTCGTCAAGACAGTAAGAATAGACAGAATAGTATTGATGATGTGCCACAAAAGGAGAAGTATTTCCTGCAGGGTAGGATTGCACAGTATTTTAACGAAGGAGTTGATCTATATAATGAGTTGTTGAGACACGGAATTGCTAAAGAGTGTGCTAGAATGGTATTGCCTTTGGCAACACCAACCAGAATCTACATGACAGGATCAGTCCGATCATGGATTCATTATATTGAATTGAGGTCTGCTAATGGCACACAAAAAGAGCACATGGACATTGCAAATGCTTGTAAAAAAGTATTCATGTGTCAATTCCCTATCGTCTCTAAAGCACTTGAATGGTGCGAAGACTGCGGTTGTCCCGAAGGATGGGATGACATCCAACCATGTTTGAGGATAGACTAATGCCAACCTACAATGTAAAACACAGAGAGACAGGTGAAGAGAAAGAGTTTCGTATGACCATGGCGGAATACGATCAATGGAGAAAAGACAATCCCGATTGGGATAAAGACTGGTCAAAAGGTGTCGCAGGCACAACCTACGGCAAACCTAAACAGTCTGATGGTTTCAAAGAAGTCATGTCTAAAGTCCAAGCAGCACACCCTAAAGCAAACCTTAGTCAATACACCTAATGCCTAGACCAAAGAAGTCACTAGCAAATATCCCAACCAAGGTATTGCGAAGGAAGAAACCTATCAACCTTGAGCACCTTAAAACCATCGAGCCACTCACAGAGAATCAGGAGAAGATCTGGGAAGCATATGGTAAGGGACAGAATCTAGTGCTCCATGGTGCAGCAGGGACAGGTAAGACATTCATCTCTTTGTATCTTGCATTGAAACAATGTCTTGACCCTGCATCAAAGTATGAGAAGGTTTACATGGTAAGGTCACTCGTCCCTACAAGGGAGATTGGTTTCTTGCCAGGTGATCATGAAGACAAATCAAACCTATATCAAATTCCATATAAAAATATGGTGAAGTATATGTTTGAGATGCCTGATGACAATAGTTTTGAAGCATTGTATTCTAATCTTAGAGCACAAGAAACTATTTCATTCTGGTCAACCTCTTTTATTAGAGGCACCACATTTGATAACTCTATCATTCTTGTTGATGAGTTTTCAAACCTAAACTTCCACGAGTTAGATTCTATTATCACTCGTGTTGGAGAAGACTGCAAAATTATTTTTTGTGGTGATTACTTTCAGTCAGACTTGACAAAATCTAATGAGAGAGAAGGTATCCTAGACTTCCTTAGAATTCTTAAGCAAATGCCATCATTTACTTGCGTAGAGTTTGGTATTGATGATATAGTAAGGTCAGGTCTCGTGAAAGAGTATCTCGTTAGCAAATTATCTCTTGGATATTAATTAATTATGTTTAATCATGTAGGACCTCCTTGTGAGATCCTTGAGTTAGAATCACGCACCCTAGAGCAGGGAAGATTCTACAAACTTGACAAGGTGTGGGTGCCATCTGTCACCACAGTTATCGGTCATCAATCTAAGGCAGGTATCCTTGAGTGGCAGAAGCGTGTCGGATACCACGAGGCAGAGAAGATTCGTATGAAATCTTCTTGGAGAGGCACCAAGTATCACAACCTAGTAGAAAAGTATCTAAGAAATGAAGATGTGGAAAATCGTACGCAAGGCGAGGGTCTTACCTCGTACCTTTTTAGGGCTGCTCGTAAGGATCTTGATCGGATCACTGATATTCATCTTATTGAAGCCCCTTTATTTTCTCGCAATCTATATCTCGCTGGCCGTGTTGATTGCCTTGCTCAGTTTGATGGCGAGCTTGCTGTAATTGATTTCAAAACCACAAAGGAATTGAAAAAACCTGAGTGGTTGGAAAACTATTTCGTGCAGTGTAGTGCTTATGCTTACATGTATTACGAGCACACTGGCATTGAGGTTGACAAGTTAGTTACAATATCTGTATCAGAGTCTGGCGAGATGCAAGTCGAGCAGAGATATGATAAAGAGAAGTATATCAACAAACTTCTTGATTACATTAAAGAATACAGACAGTATATTGAATCTCGTCAATGAAAGATACTTTTCTAGGCATCCCCTTCTTTCGCTTCTATTATCCTGGCGACGTAGAGAAGGTTGCATATGAATTAGAAAACTTACAGTGGAAACGTAATGATTTTAACTGGATCTGGGCAGGTATTAATGCTCGTGGGACAGGTAAACAGTTACATGATCTACCACAGTTTGCTGATTTATTTTCATGGATGAATGAATGTCTGGAAGAAGTAAGGAAAGAGATAGCACCCAACGCTACCTCTTTTAAATTTGTATCGTCATGGGCAAACAAGAATGATCCTGGTGATCATTTCTTTGACCACACGCATCCTAACTGTTTCCTAAGCAGTAATTATTATGCATCTGGTTTGCCACAAGATAAAACAGTTTGGCTTTTGCCGAATCCGTGGTATAGTAATACTAACATCTCACCTTTTGGAGATTATACGGACACAAAATACCACATAATGCATGAGGAGCCTACAGAGGCAGGTAAGTTTATCTGTTTCCCTCCTACTATAAGGCATTACGCACAACCTAACACCACTAATGGACCCCGCATGACTATTGCAGCGAATGCATTTCCCTCAGGTCTCATTGAATCTGGTGGAGTCTCTCGCATGTATGTGGAGGTCACCAAATGAATGATATTGAAAAGGAATTTATGACACAAGGTAAATTTACTTCACTGGTAGAAAACCTTGTTAAAGACAGTGAAGGACTGCTAAATTATATTGAAGCAGTCACTACAGTATGTGAAGAGTATGGAATAGAGATTGAAGTTGTTAATAAACTGATCTCTCGACCATTGAAAGATAAAATCAAATGGGATGCTCAACAACTTAATTACGTTAAACGCACCTCAAGAGGTGTCCTCCCACTATGACCAAGAAAGAAGAATTTTTCCACAGCGATCAAGTAAGAGAGTCACTCGAAGACATCCAAGTATGTTACACTGACTTGCTAAAGATGTCTGCAGGTTTTGCAGAGTATGATGTCAAGAAAAGAATTGAGCACATCAACAAGACGCTAGAGTTGATTGCTAAACAGAAGTTATTTTATGCACGACTAGCACTCGCATCACATGAAGATGATAGCGATGAGTCTGTTGCATATATTAAGGACAGAGTAGACACACTATCAATGAAGACGACAGGTGGTATGGATCTCATGTCTGTGCTACAAGTTATGGAAGATAAATTGTTAGGATGGAAGAAGGAGTTAAACAATGCCGAATCCTGATCAACTATGGGAAGACATGAAACGTTTGAATGATGTCATGGAGGAGTTACTTTGGGATCCCGATGACGAGATTATTTTCACACATGATGGAGAGAATATAATTATCAGGAATAAAACACAAGGTCTTGACAAGACCTAAATAGTATGTCACCATGAATGGTGGCACTAATGCCAAATACAAACACGGAGAATACAAAAATGTCATTTGCATCACTCAAGAAGTCTTCTGGATCTTCCTTTGCAAAACTTACAAAGGAGATTGAGAAACTACAAAAGCCTGCGGGCAGTGCTCAAGTTGATGAGCGTCTATGGAAACCAACTCTTGACAAGAGCGGTAATGGGTATGCTGTTATTCGATTCCTTCCAGAGCCTGATGGGGAAGACCTTCCTTGGGCACAGGTTTGGAGTCATGCCTTCCAAGGTCCTGGTGGATGGTATATTGAAAATAGTTTGACTACTCTAGGACAAAAGGATCCTGTCTCTGACCTCAACCGAGAGTTGTGGAATAGTGGCAACGATTCTGACAAGGAAATTGCACGAAAGCAGAAGCGTAAACTCTCATACTACAGCAACATCTATGTTGTTAAGGATGAAATGAATCCTGAGAATGAGGGCAAGGTCTTCCTCTACAAGTATGGTAAGAAGATTCATGACAAGATCGTCGCTGCTGCACAACCTGAGTTTGAAGACGAGCAAGCAATCAATCCATTCGATCTTTGGAATGGTGCGGACTTCCGTCTGAAGATCTGTAAGGTTGCAGGTTTCTGGAATTATGATAAGAGTGGGTTTGCTAACCCATCTACTCTTGGTAAGATGACTGACGCTGAGTTGGAAGCAGTTTGGAAACAATCTTATAGTCTTAAGGACTTTACCAACCCATCACAGTTTAAATCTTACGAAGAATTGGAAGCACGTCTCAATTCTGTGCTTAAGGTTACACCTAAGCGTCCTGACCCTGAGACTTACGAAGAGGAAGACACTTCACAAAGTGTCCCTGATCTTCGCACAGGGTTTGGAGATAAGGTAGAATCATTACAGAAGGATGAGGACGTAGACCTTTCCTACTTTGCTAAACTTGCCGAAGAAGACTAAATGAAGTCAATGTTAACTGCCATGACACTTCTGGGTGTCATCACCACTCCGACTACTGCTTTCGCACACCACAACGGATCAATCAATCCTACTACTGGTGAGCGTGAGTATCGTGGGTGGTCTGGATCTCGCTCTCGCACATGCTATGAGCAACGATATAAGGAAGTATATATTCCTGGCACCTCAGATAGTCCTGGCTACGTTGACTACAAACGCAAGACTGTCGCTGTCCCCTGTTATGGAGACAGATATTGGAGACCACCATATAGGGACAACGGTCCTCGTGCTGTCCCTGTCCCACGAGAGGAAGACACAAACGACTGCTCAGAGGGTGCCGTTTTAGGCGGTATCCTTGGTGGCGGTGTAGCAGGTGCTATCTCTGAATCAGATGCTTATATCTGGTCTATCCCTCTTGGTATCGTTAGTGGTGCCATCGCAGGTTGTGAAGTTGATGGGGGTTGATGAAAGAGTTTGATTATGACCTCGATTACAAGACTCTTGACTTTACAGATACAGAAACTCGGATGCTTTATCGCATTGGAAGGGGGGAGCAAGGAGTTTTACTGGTACGCCCTTATACTAACGACATATGTGCTCATTGGAGATTTAAGACTCCAGAGATTGCAGTAGAGTCTGCGAATAAAATCTTCGCAATGTATCTAGATTACAGAGACGAAGAAGATTTTATAGGCATGGACATGTGTCGTAAGTTTTTGGAGATGGGTTTCACAAGAGCACGTCGTTACGCAAACCATAACTCTGGTAAAAAGTATGACGATGATGGTAACGTGAGACCACAAGAAGAAGACCATGCTACCAGTAAGTATGCAAAGTCTGCAAAGATCTTTAAGAAAGTTAGAGACATCGTTGCTAACAACGATACATATAAAAAGATGAGGAAGGAGTGGCGGTCACATGAGTGACATACATTTTAAAAAACACCGTGTGTTTAGAGAAACAGACGGTGTTATTTTTTATGACATATCAGTAGATGAATCCAATGCTGCTGACTTAGTAGTCCATGAAGGACCTGCTCAGTCACCCCCACCTGATTGTGTGGGAGGTAAGCAATTCTATATTCATTCTTTCCAAGATGACTACAATAGAGTAGTCTCAGGGACAAGGATGTTTGAGTTGGTCAATGAGGAATGGAAATTCCCATACCATATAGTGCACCTTGATGTGCATAGTGGTGCATTGATCATACCTCGTGGCACATTTCACAGGTCAGTGTCAGGAGAGAATGGATCTATAGTTATCAATCAAGCAAAGAGATACGATGGGTTTGATCCCTCTGCAGAGTTTTATCCTGTATCATGTGCAGAGTGTATGAAACTATATAATATATTGAAAAACGAAAAACCTGTTATCCACAGATTAGGTGAATGAAATCAGTTGAATCTTATGAGCAACTCCTCCAACGTTTTACGAAGAGGACAATGCAACTCTCCGCAAGAAACGAAGAGTTGAAAGAAGCATACGAAGAGTATGTGAAAAACGAAAGCGATCTCAAAAGACTAGAGGGATCGAAGCAAGCAATCGAATACGTTGCCTTTGGTAAGATGCCAGGCGACGGTAATCATGACAAGTTTGCAGCACACAAACCATGACAATGAATATTGCAACCATCTACTCTAACAAAAGTCAGGAGTGTGAGAGGGCAGCACAACTTTTAAAGGCACTAGGATGTAACTTTCGAGAATATTTCCTTGATGAAGACTTTACAAAGCAACAATTCCAAATGGAATTCGGAGGTGATGCTCACTACCCTCAGATTGCCCTAGGTAGTAAACCTTTGGGTGGATTGAAGGATGCGTTGCAATATTTAAAACAGCACGGTTATATTAACTGAAACCAAAATCGACTTTCCAGTTACAGATACCCCGAAAAAAAATTCGGGGTATTTTTTGGTCTGGGGGGTCGCGTTAAGTATTAATACCTAGTAACCTCCTCCATAGTATCCACCGCCACTTGATCCTGATGATCCTGACGACCCAGAGGATCCTGAGGAGGAAGAAGATGATGAGGAGGAAGAAGAAGAAGATGAAGAGCTTGAGTTAGAAGAAGAAGAGCTACTGCTCGAGCTACTACTACTGCTACTACCACTACTGTAAGTATTTTGATCAGTCGTTGTAGATCCATCCCCAGTAAACGCTCCTGCTGAATCGAAAGGTGACAATGTTGATGCAACATTCGTGCCATTGACTGTAGACCCTGTGCCAGGTGTATACACTCTGGACGTAAGTTGCTGTTGTGCCAAGAATGTGATACTTGGTGTTTTTCCGATTTCGGTCGTATATTCCTTTTTCGTCGGTTTGAAGATTTCTTGGACTGTGCGGAAAGTAGTCTTTGTTTCCTTTCCAAAGATATCTACCTCTAATTCGTCGTTTGGCAAATAAGACACCAAACTGAAGAATTCCTCTACAAAGTCATCTAGGTATTCTCGACGTAAAATGTAAATAAGACGTTTTCGCTCATTTTGCCTCATTTCGTGTTGATAGTAAGAAATGGGTCTTACAAGATCTGCCTGTGGAATCACTTCACCGCCAGGTAGGGTAAATTCAAAGTTTTGAGGCACTTCCATGTCCTCTTGCAGATACACTCTACCGTCTCTTTTGACCTCTTTAGTGACCCAATGCCTAGTTTTACCAATATCAGTGGGATTTGTGAAATTGTATTTCCTTACAATATACTCAGTCAACTCATATTCATTCATTGGCCAATCATTGTATAGATTGGTTATTTCGTTGCAAAGTAGAATAACCCAATCATACTTAGTATCATTGTAAAACTTCTGAGCGAGTTGATCTGGTCTTTCGCTGTTTTTGATGTAATATTTCTCAAATCCTAAAATGATGTCATCCAACTCATCACGAATTTTGACTCTACGGAAGATATTCTTCGCATTAACATAGGGAGACGTGCTATCTTGACGATAACCAGTCTTTCTGACCTTGATGTTAGGTAAGTAGGAAAAGTATTGACTCATGAGCTTGTTTCAGTTGAATCTCCTTCACCTGCCCAATCTTCCCAATTCCATTCACCTTCAGAGTCGTATTGGAAATTCTTATCGTAGAAATTCTTGATTGGAAGAGCAGTTTCGCTAAATGTAAGTGATAAGTTATAACTAACAGGACCATAATCATACTCAGAGAAGTTTTTCGATTCACCGAAGAATGACTTGAGACTGGCATAGTTGCCATCAGGTGAATAGTCAATTCCCATATCTGTTAGCACTAGTTTTGTTGGGAATCTGTATAGATCCTGCAACACACCACCTTCTTTATCAGGTGTTTGTATTTTTTCTGTTTGACCGTCGTCACTATATCTAATTATACTGATTTTGAAGAAATCAGGGATAGTCAACCATTTCTGTTTACTACTGCCAGGTAGCATAGCAATACGAAGAGTTTTAATGATCTCACCGATCATTTCTACGTCTTTCGCACTTTTAGGCACTAGTTTGAAGTTAAAATTGTGTCTTCTATAATTCATACCCTCAAATGTAGTCTCCTCGTAGGGGTTGAAGACACGTTTTTGGGTTAATGCTGAAAGAGAGTTAGCAGACAAACTACTGGATCCACCAGTTTTAGCAACAACGGCATTGATAGCATCTCCTGCCATCTTAAAACCAAGTTGTGCTTTTGCAGCATCTGCAGCTTCTTGAATACTATCTGTAAAACCGTCACCTGCCATACCACCTTGACCCATCTGCACTAGGTTACTACCAACCTGACCTAGTTTATGGTTGGTGTAGTTAGCACTGAATTGCTCAGAAAGTTTGGAAGGGAGGTATAAATATATAGAGTTAGCGATGACATTATTTGAGTCACCACCTATTTCATTGTAAGGATTACTCTCTTGACTATCATAAATGTCAAGTTTTAGGTAATCAATCACCTGTGTAGGATAAGCGTCAGCAGAAGTTACGTCGCCTCTGGTCTCAGAGCGACTTCCGCCATACGGTTTTGATCTAGGGAATACTAATAGTCTATTATTTGCCATGGCATATTCGGGAAGATACAGACCATCACAACCGAAAAAATATAAAGGTGATCCTACAAATATTATTTATAGGAGTTTGTGGGAAAGAAAGTTTATGGTCTGGTGTGATAAGAATGAAAATGTGCTCCAATGGGGTAGTGAAGAGATTATTATCCCCTATGTGTCACCTGTGGATCGCCGTGTGCACCGATATTTCCCTGATTTCTATGTAAAGGCACGCACAAAAGACAATAAAATCAAGAAATACATCGTTGAGGTTAAACCAGAGAAGCAATGTATGGTGCCAAAACGACCTAAGAGACAAACAAAAAAGTTTATTAATGAGGTCAAGACCTACGGTATTAATCAGGCAAAATGGAAAGCAGCGACTGAATACTGTCTTGACAGAAACATGGAATTTATGATACTCACCGAAAAACACCTTAAGGTATGAGTTTATTCAAAGACGTAAAAGAGCTAGCAGGAGGGCGTAGTCAATCTAAGGATTGGTATCGCTCACAGGTTAGATATGGTCTAGAGTCTTTAGGGCGTCCTATCAGAGAAGGTGATATTCTATTCTATGACTATGTAGCACAATCACAACGATTAGACTGGTATGACATGCACCCACTAACCCTTGTGACTGATGTAGACAACTTTTTAGGACAGTTTAGTGGTGGTAATATCCACTATTTACGCCCATCTGCAAGGCAAATAGTAGGAAAATCATGGGCAGGAGGTGCAAATACATATCCTTCGCGTTGCTATCATAAATACTTTATGTCTAGTGCATCAAATATATACATAGTGCCACCTTCGGCATTTACAGATTATGTCCCACTGCCATTAGAGCAGTTTCTATTTACAAGAATGGGAGTCAAAGTGCCAGTGCCTAGTAGCGTAATCTGGAGCAGAGTATGAGCTACAAACAACCCAATTCAATAAACACTTTTAGAGAGTTAATCGGGACAGGTAATAAAGAGCCTGCAAGATCTAATCTCTTCCAAGTGGTAATTGACCCGCCACCTGTTATGACAAGTGTTGGCGGTGACTTTGCTGAGCAGTCTTTGACTGGTAACCAATTCCTTGATAACGTACTTGGATTCGTCGGTATCGAAGACCAGACGCAGATGAGGAAATACCGTGAGCATGCTGATATGATGAATTACTATGCTGACACTGTGAGTATACCTGGCAGACGTATTACTGTTGGCACAGTAAGAGACGTTGGTGCAATGAGAAGATTTGCCACTGATACTAGTTTTAGTGAAATGCAAGTATCATTCTTGCTACCTAAAGACATGTATCATAGAGAGTATTTTGAGAGATGGATGAATTACACAGCATCCGACTCAGAGAATAGAGTGGGTATGTATGATCAATATACAAGTAAACTTCGTCTAATTAAATGGGAATTAGCATCCAACTACGTTGGAAAGCAGACTAGGACTAAAGATAATGGTCAAAAAGCAACCTATATGCAGCGTTTCAACGGTGTATCTGCCTGTTGGACAATGTATGGAGCATTTCCATTTGACATGTCTGCAATCACACTAAATAATGGACCTACGGATCTAATTAAATTGGATATCTCTTTCTATTACGAGAGATACCGTATGGACACACCAAACAATGCTAAGATGTTTAAAGGTGCACTTAAGGATGTCCAAATTCCAATGGACAACTCTTCTGTGCTTGATTCACTTAGCATAGATTCCAGTCTCGAAAACTTCGTCGGTATTGGGGTCTAAATAAAACATATAGTATTTGAGTATATTATGCCATTACCCAAAATTGCACTACCTGAGCATGACCTTAAAATCCCGATCACGGGTAAGAAACTTACTTACCGTCCTTTCCTTGTTAAAGAAGAGAAACTCCTCTATCTCGCCATGGAATCGAAGGATGAAAAGGAGATGGTTAAGGCAGTTAAAACTATCATTAAGAACTGCACGTCTCTCTTGGACAAGGAAGTTGAAAAACTCGCGACTTTTGAAATTGAGTATGTTTTCCTCAAAATCAGATCAAAAGCGGTCGGAGAGGTTAGTGAATTCAAGGTAACAATGCCTGATGATGGTGAAACACAGGTGGATGTATCAGTGCCTTTAGACAAGGTTGAGTTACAAGTACCTGATAATCATAATCCTAAAATCATGTTTACTGATGATGTTGGAGTCGTAATGAAGTATCCTTCACTCGACATTTTCGTCCAACAGAATATGACAGATGGTGAGCAAACCATTGATGACGTTTTCCAACTTGCAGCAAGTTGTATTGGTCAAGCATTCGATGGTGATGAAGTTTATGATAGTTTCACTAAAAAAGAAGCAGTTGACTTCCTAGAGAGTCTGAATTCAGACCAATTTGCGAAGATCCAAGAATTCTTTGAAACTATTCCAAAACTCAGTTATACCATGAGTGTGAGGAATCCTAAGACCAAAAAAGATAATGACATTGTATTTGAGGGCTTAGCAGCTTTTTTCGCATAAGTCTGTTGCATGATAGTCTTGAAAACCTATACAAGACTAATTTTGCTTTGATGCAGCATCACAAGTATTCTTTGACTGAGTTAGAGAATATGATCCCATGGGAGAGAGATGTCTATGTTAATTTGTTACTAGCCTATCTTCAAGAAGAAGAAAGACGCCGTGCAGCAGAAAATAACAGGAATCGAGTTAATCTCTAATGTCAGCAATACGGTCATTCGTTACTGTTAAACCTTTCAAGTCCACGACTACGGTCGGCACCAACATGAATGGACTTCGGAAGAGTGTGAACAGACTCGGACAGACCACTGAGGGCATCGGTAAGTCCATCGAGCAGATGGCAATCATTACTGAATTCCAAAAGGATTACATTGTAAGCAAAGTCAAGACAGATAGAAAATATGATGTAGGTAAGGATAAAGAGAAGAAACTTATCGCTTCACGCCTAAAAGTCCAGAAGAAAAGAGAGAAGTTACGAGGAAAGAGAGACAAGTCTGCGGACATGTCTAAGAATCTAGAGAAAGGCAAGGAGATAGCGAAGGAGAAAGAGAATAGAAAGAAGGAATTGACTCCTTTCCAGAAGATGTTGGATAGGATCGGTGGATTCTTCAGCTCAATTTTTAGTGCATTTCTCTTGTTTGGTGGTCTCGACTGGATGTCGAAGAATGGAGAAGCAATTAAACAAGTATTTAAAGTAGTAGCATCTCTAGTTAAGTTTGTATATAAGATAACGAGTTTTGGTGTTAATAATGTCTTAAATGGACTGACCAATATGTTTGGTCGGACAGATAATTTAGGAGAGAATAAGATCAATAGGGTATTCCGATTCTTTAAGGGAGGAATGCAGTTATTGGTAGGTCTTGCAGCACTTAGAGGTGCACAATACTTACTCATGCCATGGAAGTTGTTTAGTGATGTAGGTAAACTAACCAATATCTTTGAAGGTGCTAGAAAGACTGAGCAGGGTGCTAAAGAAGCAACTGAAAGAGTAAAAAACGGATATTACGACAAAAAGACTAATAAGTTTTATACTAAAGAAGAGTATAATACGATGCGTAAGGCAGCTCGTAAGCAGCCTGGCGGATTAAAAGCATTTGAGAATAGAGTTAGACCGACGTCTAAGATCGGTGGCATGAAGATGGGTGCTACCAGACGTATGGGTAATGCATTCAAAGGATTGAAAGGAAGGATACCTGGCGGTGGTGCCACAATGTTGGCAGGTGCTACATCCGTAGTTGGTGGTATCGGTCGCATCATGGGTGGAGATAGAGAAGGAGAGGCAAAAGGCACAGCAGCAGGTGAAGGTGTAGGTAAAGCAATCGGTGGTGTAGCGGGAGCAGCAGCAGGTGGTGCATTGTTACCATTCTTAGGACCTTTCGGACCTATGATTGGTGCTGCTATTGGTGACTTCTTAGGTGGATTCATTGGTAGTAAGATAGGACCTATTATTCAACCTATCTTTGAGCCTATTGCACGAGCATTTGGAATGATGAAGGACATATTCCTAGCTCCTCTCATGCCAGTGCTTGAGCCAATGAAAGAGTTACTCGGCACATTCTTTAAAGCATTGGGTAATATTGTCGGCACTATAATGAAGGCAATTATACCTATTACAAAGTTTGTAGGTTTTGTATTAGGTGGTGCTATTAAGACAGTCTTTAAGGTATTGTCGTTTACCTTCAATTTAATTAAGAATATTGTCGCATTTACTTTAAATCCTATAGGATTTGCATGGGATGTTATAAGACGTAAGGATCCTGGCAGAGATATAGAATTAGATCAGGTAGCAAATGCAAAAGGATCAGAGAAGAAACCAGATCTTGAGCAGTTTGATCAGGGTGGAGAATTTAGAGGTAGAAGTCAGACTCCTAAATTTGATAAGAATAGAGATAGAGCAACTTTCACTCCAGCTCCTACTCAGCAGGATACTAAACCTAAGATATCATCTAAGAATAGACTCACACCATCACCTTTGATGGGATTAGCACTAGCAGTAGATGTTTTAGGTAAGGGTCTAGTTGCTGCTATTACTGGTGGTATTGCACTTTTTGGTATATTTGCACCTAACGTCAAGAAGATATTAGGTCCTCAACTGTCAGTAGTATCTCAGATTTTTGGAGGTGGTGCATCTGCAAGCTCAGGTGGTAGTGGTGGTGTGAAAGCAATTCCTGTGCCACAGGTTGACTTGATGGCAGAGGAGAGAAAGAAACCACAGAGTGATTTGTCTACAACTATCAAGATGATAGGTGTAGGTAAGAATAGTCTTATTGGTATTCTACAGAGAGCTGTAGATACAATGGATACTGATGAAGATACAGAAGAAATGGCAGTGGGTGGTCTTCTCATGGGTGCTGCCATTGGAATTGGCAGCTTTGTCAAGAAGATGGTCACCAAGAAGAAGAGATCTTCTAGGACTGGTATGGGTGAATCTCCTTCTATTGGGATGTATAGGAGAATGGATCAGAAGATCCAAAGGAAGAAAGAGATACAGGGATATTCACAAGGTGGTTTGTTATCAACCAATGGAGCAGTTGCTGATGTTAAACTGACACCTCAAACTCCATTCAGTGATTATGCTCTACACCATAATAAATCTGATAGTCATTCATATAACAACAATAGACTAGGTGGTCATCCTATCGTGCCTAGAGACTATGTTGCAGTAAGAGATTGGAATAGACCAGGATTAGATAGAGGCACACCAGTTGTTGCAGGTGTTACTGGTAAAGTTGTATACGCAGGTGGTGACAGTCATAACACTGTGGTGATTGCTAATCATGGTAAGGACAGGATGCAATTTCACCACTTTGACAGTATTAAAACCAGTGTAGGATCAATGGTAGGACCTAAGTCTGTCATTGGATTGCAAGGAAATAAACCTAGTGGATCAGTCCATATTCACTTAGATGCATCGCCAAGTGATCATAGATCGTTTGCTGCAGCACAACTTGGTGCAGAGGTAGAGGGTGATACAGATGGTGATATGCCACAGACACAAGAATTTAGAGGTCAGACACCTCAGCCTAAGATGCAAGGAGCTAATCCTGCAGCGATACCTGCTGCTGATGCTGTCCCTACAGGAGAAAGTGTGCCTACAGCAGGATCAAGTGTTAAGGATCTTATTACTAAGGTTGTAAATATATTCAGTAGATTCAAGAGAAAACCTAAGAAAGAAGACGTCCCAATCCAATCATCAATAGACAAATATCAACAACTAGAAAATAGGAATGAAGCAGACCGTCAAATGATGATAGATGGAGCAAAGGCAGAGGAAGCACTTGAGCAGACTGACACTCCTGTATGTCTACCTATATCCATGCCTATCGCAATAAATAGTGGAGGTGGCGGTGGTCAGACCTACAAGAAAGTCACTCAACCATTGACACCTGGTATCCTTAGACGATAATGGCAGAAAAACCCAAGACAGTTATTAAAAAACCTGCCCTTTATAAGATGGTATCTTTTAAGGGGGTGGATAAGAGTGCCAGTAAGGAAACACAAGAGATTACTACAGGTTTAAAGAAGAATCTTAATGCAGCAAATAGTCTTGGTGGCACATTAAACTCTATTGCACTGGCACTAGAGAAACAGACTATTGCCATGAAAGAGATGGTGCAATTCCAAATCTCACAGAAAGGTATTGATGAGAGATATAGGAAGTTAAAAGATTCTAATGAAAAACGTGATGCAGCACGTCAGAAGATAGAGGATAAGAAAGAAGCACAAAGAGAGAAGAGAGACGACGCAGCAGAGGTAAAGACTACATCTGGAAAGATTATTGCAGGTTTTGTTGGTGTAGCAGCGAAAACATTCGGTGGTTTCTTTGCGATGCTTGGTAGTATTGCAACATGGTTATTTGCAGGGATAGTTAAGTTTGCAATCTTTGACTGGATCATGAAAAATCCAGATAAAGTCAAAGCATTAGCAAAAGGTTTATATGCTATAGGTAAGTGGGCATTTGGAGTCACCACCTTCTTACTAGGCACAGCAGGAAAAGGTTTAATAAAGTTTTTAGAGAATCCTTTGTCACTACGAGGATTCTTTGGTGTGATGCAGTTTGCACTGGGCTTAGCACCTATATTTGCAGCATTCACGATACTTAGGAATCCATTAGCAGCACTCAAAGGCATAAAAGCAGTTGTGGGCATGCTTTTTGGCATGGTCAAAAACCTGATGAAGGCAGGTGGACTAGGAGGAAAGCTCAGGAAAGTAGCAAGTAGCGTTCTGCGTAGTAGAGTTGGTGGTGCAGCAGTATTTGGTGGTGCAGCATATGCAGCAGCACGGTTATCTGGTGCAGAGCAAGGAGAAGCAATAGGCACAGGTGTTGGTGCAGGTGCAGGTCAAGCAATCGGTGCTTCTCTGGGTGCAGCGACTGGAATACCTGGTGCAGGTGCGTTGGCAGGTGCAGCAGGTGCATTTGTTGGTGGTGCTGTAGGTGGTGGTATTGGTAAGGCAATGCAACCCATCATTGATCCATTCATGAAATTCTTCGGAGCAATCGGAGAAGTATTTGCATCTGTCTTTGCACCTATACAACAGGCAGCAGGAGATTTCTTTAAGGCACTTGGTGGTGCATTTAATAAGGTCTTAGACTTTATTGAGCCTGCTATGCCAATGATCAAGAAGGTTGGTGCATTCTTTGGCACGGTAGCATTTGCACCTTTGATTGGTTTGATGAAGGCATTGACTTTTATCTTAAGTTTCTTTGCAGGAGGCGGTAAGAAAGACGAGAAACCAAAAGTAGAAAAACCTAAACCTACACCGAAGAAGGAATTCAAACCTACGAAGAGGGTATCTGGTCGATTCGACATGGATACTGGTCAGGCATATATTAATGACAAAGAGGTTTCTACAGATGAATACATGGCTTATTACAATATGAGCTATGCTGAGAAACTTAAAAACTATGGCGTTACGATTGAAAAGGCAGCAGGTGGTATGGTAGTCGTCCCCAAGATGGACGACGGTGGAGAAGCATCCGAGGGTGAATCCAAGTTGGGTGCTATGTTTGAATTTGCAAATGACTACAGACAGATGATGACTCGTAAGGTCATGGCACTGTCACAGTTGTTGGCACTACCTATCAAAGCGGTTGGTATCTCTATCGTATCTGTTATTGCAAAGGTAGGATCTATGTTTGCAAAATTCTTGCCAGGTCCTCTGAAGTCAATGATCGGCAACTTTATTGCACCACTAGCAGAAGTATTTGGTGTCCCCATGAGTGTCATGGGATCAGAGAGCTCAGGTGGATCAGGCGGTGTTGACGAAGATAAATCACAGATACAAGAAGAAGGTAATCAGATCAAAGCTCTCAACAAGATGATTGGTGGAGGTGAGAAGTCTGTTATTGGATTAATGAATAAAATAATCCATGCAGTATCACCTAAGAGCAGCGAAGGTGGATGGTGGAATCCTGGCAACTGGTTTGCAGGTGGTGGTGTAATACAACCACAAGTCCCAGAGTATGCTAGAGGTGGATGGATCAACGGTCCTCAGTCTGGTTATCCTGTAAGTTTGGATGGTGGTAACTCTGTATCATTCATTGGTCACGGTCTAGAGTGGGTTGGAATGCCTAATAGAGCAAGTGGTGGATCAGCATTCATCGTCCCATTCAACACACCTAAGACAAAAACAGATTCTGGTCTTACTGGTAGAAGAATGAGAGAAGCAGTAAGTAAAGGATATGCAACACCAAAAGGATTTGCAGATGGTGGTGAAGCAAAATATAAATCTATCAATTCATATGAATCACTATACAAAGCTGGAGGTTATGTTGATGACCATGGTATCGCAGCAGGTATGCGTATGGTTGACGTATACTATCCTACATACACAGTCAAGACAGGTTTCTTAGGTCTAGGTAAAAAAGAGCAGAGAAGAAGATTCAAATTTGGAAGTAGTGATAATATGAACATGTCTACAAAGGACTTTGTGACATGGAAGATGGGAGACGTATGGGGTAAGGTTGAGCCACCAGAAACTAAACCTACAGAGACGATTAAGGGTGATAAAATCAAACCAAACATTGAGCCTATCCAGAGGAGAAAGAGAGGATCGGGTGCTAAAGATAGAGGAAGAGTAGGTGGTAACTTTAGTGGCGATCAACAGAAGAATGTAAGAGGTGAGTATGCATTTAAGGGTAAAGGTGACACCGAGCCACAGAATCAGCAGTTAGATCCTGCAACAAGGGTAGTTAAAATGACCCTAGATAAAGCAGGTCAAGTATTCAACAGCGTTAAAGACGTTGGTAAACGGTTACTTGGTTTTAAATCTGAAGAGAATAGTAACAAGAGAAAGACTAAAGAGAATGCAAACATGGCTGTCATGCAGGCAGTTGAAGCTCAGAATCAAAAGGTTGCAGCAATGGGTGCAGGTGGTGGAGAAGCATCACAACCAGAAGAAGTGCCTATCGTAATACCTAACTCAAATCAATGGAATGAAGCAGATCCATACTTTGTATCTAGATTCTCTAGATTCAGAGAAACACAAGCTGACTTGACCTACACACCTACACTTAAATAATGGCAGAAAGAAGAGCGAAAATTGTAGAGCTGAATGAAGCATCCATTGCCTTTGGTGAAGAGGGTAGGATGAAGTGGTCTGAGCCATTGTCACCTAAGAATAGACTTAAGGGTGATAATGTCTTTGATATTGGTGATCTTGTTGCATCTATAGAATACTATGAGTCTATTGATAGTCCTTTCCTAAGGTGTGACATAGCAATCGTTGACTCTATTGATCTATACAAAAAGATTCGTGGTAAGGAAATTGTAAAGATTAAAATTACCTCAGAGAGCTCAAACAAGGATCCATTAGAGGTTATCTTCCGAATCTTTAAGATGGGTAGTTTCATCAAGAATGAGAGAGCAGCGATGTATATCCTGCATCTCGTGTCACATGAAGCATTCTTAAATGAAGCAAACAGAGTATTTGGTGCATTCGGACCTTGTGAGAAGCACAAAGACAAGGACAATCTTCCTAGATTTATTGCAAAGGAATATCTCAAGGCAGGTGAAAAAGCAAAAAATAAAAACTTTGAAAAACCTAGCAAAGTTTGTTTCAGTTGCCCTAATTGGAGACCCTATGACACTATTGCATATCTTAGCGATAAGGTATTGAGACAAGAGGGTGGCACAGGTAAGAGATCTAACATGCAATCAGGTTTCTTATTCTATGAAAATAAGCATGGATTTCATTACAAATCTATTGACAGACTATGTGAGGGTAATGAAAACGATGAGATTAAAACATATACCTACATGCAGTCAGGTGTAGAGACTAAAACTGCAGTAGAAGAATACTTTAAAATTGAAACTATTACATTTCCAGATAAAGTTAATCATCTAGAAAAATTAAGGACAGGTTTATATAAAACATCTGTGCTTGGTGTATCAGTCCCTTCTCTAGGATTGACACATCTACCAACAGCATCCTCAAGTGGTGGTGAGAATAATACCACTGAGGTGAAGAGAAAGAATTTTGAAACTACGTTTGAATCTATATTTGATAAAGCATCGACGATTGACACGGGCAGACCATTTCAAGACACGGGTTTTGATTCTAAAGCACAAGCAGCTACTAGATTCAAACTAAGAGTCATGCCTACTTGGATTCACCAACCTGCAGGTGGTGGAGATCCAGAAGGGGGAACCAGGACATATCTTGACACGCTATCTGTATCATCGTATGCTACTGCTAGGTATGCATTACTAAATGCTATACAACTAACAATCGTCGTACCAGGTAACACCGCTCTTGCTGTAGGCGAATTGGTTAAAGTCAGCATTCCCGCATCTAAAACGGAGAATAAGAATGACGTCAAGCAAGATCGTGTATATAGTGGTAAGTATCTGATTGCAGGTCTAAAACATGTCTATCGTAAGGATGGCATAACAACCACTCTTTATCTTACTAAAGATTCGATCCGTGAAGATAAATAGTAGTAATCACACAGGTATCACACATGAAAAGCATCGAAGCACACATCGAGAAGGATAAGCAAATCCTTAGCGATCCTACCACAAATCCACAAATGCGTCGCCACATCGAGTTGGAGTTGCATGATTTGGAGGACTATGTTGAGCACCACAAGAAAGAGATCGAAGCAGGAGATCACCATGATCCTAACTGCATTGAGCTATTCTGTGACCAACACCCAGATGAGCCAGAGTGCTTAATTTATGAAGATTAATTATGAATAATGTTGGACTAGAAGTGCTGTTTTGGACTACATTGTCTGTATACTTGCTTGCAAAGGCAGGTGTATTTAAAAAGTAATGGCACGTCGCAAAAAAACAAACAAACTAAAGAATCCTCCTACACTTAAAAGTATTAAGTGGAAGGAAGATCTGCTTGAAAAAGGACCTAAGTCTTTTATGCAAGCAATCCTCTATGAACAACTAAAGAAAAAGCAACCGTAAATTTATGTTATCAACCCAGTATCGTCTCCGCCTACAAGAAATTTGTAAGAGCATCGCAGCAGGTATGGAAGTTAGTTTGGAAGATATGATTTGGGCAGAAAAGTTAGCAAAAACAAATACATCCGCAAGAGGGATGTTGCAAACAGCAAGGAGGTTGGCAACGAATCCAGACGACTCTTTTCTGAATAACTTGAATATTGGAGACCCCGATTCAAGTAAACACAAAAGGGGTTTCACTGATGCAGGAGACATCGCAGACTGGTTTAGACAAGATAGACCTGACGATTGGAGACAACGAGACTGATGGAATATCTAATATTTTTTGGAGCATTTACTTTTTGGGGTGTATGCGTAGCGAGGTATATTGATGCTAGGTAACATACTCCTGTGGTCTGCTTTTCCATTTGTAATGGCGACTCTATACTTTGGGTCTAGAGGTGGATATTACGACACGGATAACTACAAGGGTGACGGTTGTGCCCATGATGTAAAACGTTAAGTATTTGTTATAAATAGAGTTAGCAAACTCTAACAAATATGTAACAAATGCGACTAAAAGAAGTAAAAAAGGCAGCAAACAAAATAATCAAAGATCCAGATCATTGGTCATCAGCAGAAATTGTATACGCTAGGATGATGAGAGAGCAAGCAAAGAAAGGGCTTGACAAGAAACAAAATAACAAATAGAATTAGCTTGTTGGGTTTCAGACGATGAGTAGCTTTGAAGAGGCTCTGTGTGGACATTACTCAAATAAATCTCAAGCATATTCAGATCCACAAAAGTGGCCACTAATCCACATTGAATGGACTGAGATCAAAAAGGGTAAGATTTTAGAATGTAAATCTTGGTATGAGTATGAGGGTCCTAATAAACCCTATAAACATTTCAGAGCAAAATATAAACGTATTCACGAAGATATAATTGAGTGTGATACTTTAGATCTAAAAAGAAACAAAGAAGGATGCGGTTTTGTCTTCGTCAAGATGGACGATGGGACATGGTGGGGAGAGACAAACGGTCCTTGTGTAGTAAATGATGTTAACATAACTGCACTTGCAAGATTCAATGGCACTGATTACTGGTCATTCGACAATGGTCGTAGACTAAGATCAGGTGCATTTGTTTGGGGCAAAGAAGAGAAGGATGGCGAATTTCATTTCGTAAAACTTCCTAAATAACTTATATCCATACCAATTATAATGATAACAGATTATTCTGGATCGGACGGATTCACTTGGTGGGTCGGGGAAGTCGAGTCTAATAAAGACCCGATGCAACTTGGTCGTGTCAAGGTGCGTATCTATGGATGGCATACTGGTGGTAATGACTCAGAGGATTACCTAAAGAAGATGCCAACCGAAGCATTGCCATGGGCAATGTGTCTAGTCCCTACAGATAAACCACAGGTAAAACAGATCGGATCCAAGGGCGAATTGCAGGAAGGTGCAATGGTCGTTGGTTTCTTCATGGATGGTGAAGAAGGTCAGATCCCTATGGTTATGGGTGCATTCCATACTGTTAAAGATCAGAAGGGTGACACCTTTGCTGCTAACCCAGAAGAAGCAAAGAAAGATGATGATAATCCACCACAAGCACAGACACTTACAGGTGAAAAGGTAAACTCAGGTAACACTGCTGTAGCAGTTGTTTCACCACCTGCAGATCCTGGTGGTCAAGAAGATGAGTCTAGAGGTGCACTAGGTAAGGCAGCAGTTGTTAACTCAGGTCATGGTGACCCTACGACTAACCCTGCTATTGTCCCATCTGAGATGCAAGGTGTTGCTGATGGTGTAAATGGATCTGCGGGTAAAGGATTCCAGACTGACTTAAGTCGTATGTTGAAAGAGTTGGGCAACATGGGTAACCAACTCGCTAGAGGTAAGGATGGCACATATGTTTCTATCATCACTGGTAAAATTATACCTGGCGACCCAATTAAAGAAAGACTGAATAAGATTGTAAACTTTGTAAGTGGTGGTCTATCTGGTATGCTTGCACCTCTAAAGCAAGCAATGGCAGAAGCAATCTCCAAGGCAGTAAACTTGATCGTGAAACTTGTATCAAAGTTTGTGCCGATGGCAGTGTTGAAAGTTATCATGGCTTTCCTATCGCAGATCCTAGATATCTTCTGTATGCCTGTGCCATCATGGTTAGGTCTGGTTAACAGTGCACTAGGTGACATCTCTAGTTTTGCCAATGGACTGGCAAATAGTATTACGGATAAGATTACTGATGCGTTAGATGGCGTAGCTAATAAAGTAGATAATATCATTGATCGTATGCTGAATGGTGCACAGAAAGCCATGTCAGATACAGCACAAACTATTGGCACAGTGATGACTGGTATCCTTGGTGTATCCGAGGCAGGCAAAGGTGTGACAGCACTTACTGGTAATATTAAAACTATTCTTACTACAGACTTCTCTAAGTTGGACTGGGGATCTCTGTTGGGTATCGTCATGGGTATCCTTAAGGCACTATTTGCAAAGGACTGCGGACGAACGACGAAGGTCAGTAAGACGAAAGGGTGGTTTCCATTACTGGGGACTACCCAATGCGACACTTTTGGAGAGACACTTAAACAAAGTGGGAATCCACTACCTGCAGGTAAATGGGGTAAGGAGCAGAAAGACGGTCGAGGATTCTTTAATGATATGTTTGGTGAGATCGATCCTTACCGACAAACTACTCAAACATTTTTAAATGGCACAAGCATTATTGAGGACGCTACACCTAAGAAGGAAAAGCGTATTGTCAGTGGTCCTGGTGGTGTATCTACTATTGAGGATAAACTTGGCAATGTCCATAAGAATGTCCCTAACAATGACACGAGAATTATTGCGAAGGATTCTTGCGAAACTGTAAAAGGTAATAAGACTCTAACTGTAGAAGGTGACTACTTCTTGAAGGTCATGGGTAACTTCAACATTGAAGTTGTTGGTGCTATGAATATAAATCAGAGTTGTGGAGATCCTACAGAAACTACAGGATCATCTAAACCCTCTAAACCTAAGACTAAGAATGAAAGAGGGCAGTATGCATTCCGCACTGACAATGCTAACTTCTTTAAACCACCTACACCTGTCTATGGTCGCAGCGACTATCCTGCATATCCTAAGGAGCCAGGCACTGATAAATGGGGACGTAGAGAAGGCGGATCAACTCTAGCCGTGCCTACGAAGAGTAGTAGTAGCAAAGAGCAATCATCTGTTGAAGTGAAGCACGGTGACCATACCATTGCATACTCTGGTATTGTTACAGTCCAAGGTGCTGACGTTAAAATACAGGCAGCAGATAAAATTAATATGTCAGCACAGGTAACTAAGATTGAAGGTAACGCTATTGATCTGGTTGCTGACGGTGAGATTACTATGGAAGCAAACTGGATCAGTAAATTCCTAGGATCTGGTGAGTTGGCATTCGTTAATATGTTTAGTCTTGACGTTATGCCTAAGGTCTCTGGTGTATTCCAGATGGTCAAGGGATCTATTGTTGATGCATGTGTTGACCAACCAGGTATCCCACCCGCTACACCACCACTACACATTCGTATTGCTAATGCCACAACTCTTGTGGGTGGTATGGCAGACGTAGTGTCAGGCACAACTGGTGCACACTTTACTTTCGTTAACACCTCATCAGGTGGTATCGCTGAGATCGTTAATGCAGCAGGTGGTGCTATCATTAACCAAGTAAACAACGGTATCGCATCATACGGTGTGAATACTGGATTCTTCGCTGCAGGTTGCTCTGCAGGACCTACTCAGATTTATGGCTTGCCAGTCCTGTTGAATTGATGTATAGTATAGGGAGTGACCCCCCTATATTATGGACTCAGATGCCGTCGCTCACATTTTTGTGAAGATGAGTCAACGGAAGATAACCATCCTTGATGAGGCAGGTTATGAAGAAGTTGTTAAATACAAGTGGGACGAGGAAGGAGGAGAAGGTTTCTCTGAAACTCTTGCCAACTTCCAAGCAGCAGTCCCTAGAGATCTACTTACAATCACACCATGAGCACTATTATTACTCTCACACAAGATGAGATTGAAAGTAACTTTGACTTTGCGTTGAAACTTTGCGAAAAGGGTCACACGATCAAAGTTATTACGAAAGATGAAAAAGCAGTTTTGCTGACCCCAGTTATGGGTTACACTCAACTTCCAGATGATGTAAACATCCCAGACGCTGAGGAATTTGTCCCAGACCCTGCTGCTGTCGGAGTATATGTAGCAGAGTCCATGAGAGAAATGACGAAGGATTTTTAAATGTTACAGGTCAAGGTAAGCGAAAACTATTGTTATCTAGAATTACCTGATCAAGGACGTCAAATCGTCAAGTGTTATAAAATCAATGGTATGCCCTATACCTTTGATGAGTTGCCAGAATTTATGCAACAAGACGAAGAGATCATTCTAGATGCAGAGACATCCTCAGAATACACAATGGAAGACTTATTCAAGTATTCCTGTTATCTTTGTGAGGAGGAATGTCACCCACTGATGTGGGATCTGGAAGGGTATGTTGTTAACTTTGAGGAGGTGCCCGATGCTTGAGATTCTATTAGCAGCGAGCATGACATATAAAATGCCTGATGCATCCTTTGCAGAGGCATATGTATTGAAAGAATTACAAACACAAGGAATTACAGACAAGAATGCTCTAGCCACTGTGCTAGGTAATATTAAACAAGAATCAATGTTTCACTCTAATATATGTGAAGGTGGAGCAAGAGTAGAATACGAAAACTGTCATACAGGTGGTTATGGTCTGATCCAATGGACATCCCTTGCAAGGTATGCGGGTCTAGGAGCATTTGCAATGAAATATAATTGCGATCCTAGTAGTCTTGCATGTCAGACTCGTTATATGATGAATGAATATCAATTCCAATCCATACTTCCAGACCTAAAAGAAGGAGGTAAAACTATCGACCAGTATATGAAACCTGCATATAGTTGGTTAGGATGGGGTGTATACGGTCAAAGAGGGACTTATGCTGAAGAATACCGACAAAGGTTGACTCTTGACTAGTATAAATAAAGTTGTAACTAAATAGCGAGCGGTTGTGGCAACCAAAAGAATATCACAATTAGGTACTATAACGGATGCAGAGGTTACTGGCGAGTCGATTCTCCCTGTAGTTATTTCTGATCCATTACAACCTAACCGCAAAGCCAAAGTTAACCAGTTGCATAGAGGTGTGAGTGCAGGTACAGCGTCCACGCCTGGTCTATGTTTCGATTTGGACAGGGACACAGGACTCTACCAAGCACAAGCAAATGAGATTGGTATAACCTTTGGATCTGCGACAATCTATAACACTAGAGTAGCAAACACTGATGGATCTTCAACGGTAAACATCACTGCTATTGATACGGCTAGTGCTAACAGCAATGTACAAATCACTCCTCAGGGTAGTGGTTATTTTACTGTACAGGGTCTGACTCAGTTTAAAGACGTTGAATTCTATCTAACAGGTGATCAAAACCCTGCTAAGAGAGCATTCTTTAATGCTGATACTATCTCTACACAGTCAGGTACAAAAAGATTTGACTTGCCAGATGTAGGTGCAAACACGTCTACAACTCTCGTTGCTAACGACACATTCCAGACACTGACAAATAAGACTCTTATCATCAAAGATAATGAGTTGTCTATTACTGGATCTACATCTACCGATAAGATTGCTAAGTTAGAGTGTGACGCATGGCAATCACCAGGCACACATATCTATAGACTGCCTGATTTCGGTGCAACACAAACACAATCAACGCTGATTGACGACATTACAGAGCAGAATATATTCAACAAGAATATGGTTAACCCCACATTCTCGAATACTCCCTCTGGTGATCCTCAAAACCCAACACCACAGGTTATCTTTGATTCCTCTGGTATTACTGCTGATCGCACGATCACATTTGATGATCTTAATGCTACTCTCGTTGGTACAGACTCAACTCAAACACTAAGTAATAAAGTATATCAGGGTGCAATTTTTGCAGATACTACTGCAGGTGTAGGTATTAATAGGAAAGTAACTTTTGACTTGTCTAACATTGAAGACAACCAAAACTATTCTTTTAGTTTCCCAAACAACGACCCTTCTGCTCCCCTAAATACTACTGATCCTTCGGTTCTTGTAACAGAATTGAAGACTCAAACGTTGGTTAACAAGACCTTTGAATCTGCTAAGATTAACAACCCTAACGATTTAAACGGTTTAGTTACTATTGATGTCTCTAATATTACTGAGGCAGTAACGATTCAATTCCCTAACGCAGACGCAACGTTACTTTCTACTAATAACATCGCTGAGGTGGGTATTAGTTTCGGTGGTCCTATTTCCGCCCCAGTCTTAGGTGGACAACTTAGACTACAATCACATTTCCAGTCAGGATGGTAATTAAAAAATGACAGCAGGTAGACTAGCTGCCGTATCACCCGCAGCAACCACAGATACGACGCTTTATAAGGCGAATATCACAGACACAGCATCGACGGTAGTCAATGTGTGCAACCAGAATGGATCTGGTAGCTCATATCGATTAGCGTTGAGAGATTACGATCAGGTGCTACACCTAGATGGTTTGAATGCTAGTGCATATAAATTTGCAAAAGGCAATCCAATCACATCTTACTACTTGGATCTTAATCCAGGTTTCCAAGATTCACAAGCAATTCCTGGCACTAATTTTACATCTACTAACGGTGCGACTGGCACTATTCTTGATGTATTCAAACCCACGACTGCTGTAACTTACTACACAAAGATTGCTGAGATTATTCAACTTAGTTTCGCTGCTGACTCTCTGACTGGTACTCCTGTCGATGGTGAGACTATTACTGGTGCAACTTCTGGTGTTACTGCATCCAACCGTGGTGTGCAGGCAGGAGGTACTTCTGCATATATTGAGATCGCTGATATTGGCACAGGTGGCACTTCAGTTAACGTAGATAGAAATACTGGTCTTGCTGACGGTATGTATCTAACTGTTGGTGACCCTGCTAACTCAGATAATACAGACGAAATTATTTCTATCAATTCCTCTGGAATTAACACTACGACTAACGTCCTGACTGTTACTCGTGGTGCACTTGGCACAACTCCTGCAAATATTCCTGCAGGTCGTTTGTCTGTTGCATGGTCAGCATCTGCTACTACCACTACCATTGATGAGGGTGGCACATATGCTGCAGGTGACGTAACTCTTACTGTTACAGACTCTACTGGTTTTGTGACTGGTGGATTTATCTTGATTGACAATGAGATCCTAGAGGTCACAGGTGTTGCAGGTAATGATCTTACTGTTACTCGTGGGTCTTACGGCACATCTGATGTTAACCACAACAACGGATCCAATGTCACACTCTTGACAAACAATGGACAGTATCTTCTTAACTGGTTTACAACTGACGAGGGACTTACATTCGCAGGTGGTGCAGCAGCAACTGTATCATTCAGTGCAACTGCATCTCAAACAATCTCTACTAAGTTTGTTTTGTCTCTTACAGGTGCTAGTGCAACCGATCACATCTATAATCAGGCACTGCAATTAGACCTTGACAGGACATATATCTTTGATCAAAGTAACGCAACAAACGCAGGTAACGCATTTAGATTTTCAGCAGATGACACTGAAGGTCCTAATGGATCAGGTACTGAGTATACTACAGGTGTTACTAAGGTAGGTACTGCAGGACAAGCAGGTTGCACAGTAACTATCAGCATCACAGATTCTACTAGTAACCTATTGAATATCTACTCTGAGGATGGACTTGATCCTTCACAGACTGGTGGTCGTGGTTTTACTGCTAACGTTAGTTTGACTCCTACTTACACAAGAGTTTACATCTACAATGTTGCAGGTGAGCCACTTGCTGCTGCTGATACATTTACTATCGGTGGTATCACACAAACTGTTGAAGCAAACGGTGTAAGCGTAGGTCCTTATGGTTACGTCCATGGATGGGATCCTGCAACTAATCATCTGAAAGTTTCTATTGATAGAAACTCAGCAGCATTCTCTGTGGGTGATCAATTCTATGACTCTCCTACTCTTAACAATGGTGTAAGATCTATGACGGAAGTTGTAGATGGTAAGATTCTTACCATTGATACTATCAGTGCTGCCGATGCAAGTAGGACTGCAGGGACATACACAGTCAGTGGATCTACTAACGGTAGTGGCACTGGACAATCATTCTCTGTTGTAGTCGCAGCATCTACAGGTGCAGCAACTGTGACAGTCTTGAATGGTGGTAAGAATCACACTGTTGGTAATACTGTAACTATCCTTGATAGTGATCTAGGTGGTGGAGGTGCTGCAAACCTAACCTTCAATGTAGCAACTATCTCATCTGGTATTCAAACTTCTGCAACAGGAGTTTACAACGTAAGTGATTACCTATTCTATGATAAGGCAATCGCTGCAAACGTTAGTGAAAAGAATTCATCTATCGTTGTCGGACCTGGTCAAAACCTAGTCTGTCGTGCAGCAAACACAAACGTATCTTTTATTGTTAATGGTTTTGAGTCTTCATCTTCCGACTTTGAGGTCGTGAATATGACTAAGACTTCAACTGGTGGTGAAGGTGGCGGTGCTCCAACCCCATAATAAATAACCATATAGGGAAACAGTAAATGGCACTTACTCGTCTTAAAAATATCATTACATCGAGGACTGGACGTATTATCTACGTTAACCCCGATGATTTTGATGCGTCAGATAGTTTTGATAATAGAGGTAACTCAGCGTTACGTCCATTTAAGACGTTGCAACGTGCATTTCTAGAAGTATCGAGATTTTCATACAGAGTTGGTCTTAGTAATGACGAATTCGATGCATTCTCGATCTATCTGTATCCTTCCGAGTATGTGCTAGACAATAGACCAGGTCTTGCAGATTTTAACCAGATCCAACCATTTAATGAGAATACTAACTTTGATATAACGTCTGCATCCAATGAGCTTTATAAATTTAATTCAACTCGTGGTGGTATTATTGTCCCTCGTGGTTGCTCTGTTGTTGGTTCGGACTTACGTCGAACCAAAATCGTTCCGAAATATGTCCCTTATCCCACAGTACAGGGTAGTCTCGGTATTACTGCTGCTAATGAACCTGATCCTACTGCGATCTTTAGGTTAACTGGTGCAACATATTTCTGGCAGATGTCCTTCTTTGATGGGGACAACAATGGTGTATTCTATAGAGACGACCTCTCACAGATCGCACCTAACTTCTCACATCATAAACTAACATGTTTTGAGTATGCTAATACAGATGATCTAAACCTCTACTATCAGAAGATCTCTAAAGCATACGCTACAATCCCCGACTCATCTGGTATTATCGCACAAGACCAGTTACAGGCAAGAGTTGAGGAAAACAGAATTGTAGGTCCGATCTCTGATGAATTTGCTGTATCACAGATCATTAGAAACGGACAGACTGCTACTGCATTTACCGTGGATGAATTGGGTAACCCCAAAAACCACGGTTTCTCTGTTGGTGTTGCTGTTAATATTTCTGGTGTAACAGGTCCTACTGAGCAGGATCAGTTATTGTATAATGGATCATTCTTTGTTACGTCTGCACAAGGTAACCAGTTTACTTATCAGATGAGTGCTGAGCCATCTGGTAATGCTATTGGTAGTAACGTCCTTGTTAAAGTTGAGATTGATACTGTTGACTCTGCATCTCCATATGTATTCAACTGCTCGCTAAGATCAGTTTGGGGTATCAATGGTATGCACGCTGATGGTGCCGAGGCAACTGGTTTCAAATCCATGGTTGTGGCACAGTTTACAGGTATCTCTCTACAAAAAGACGATAGAGCATTTGTTTTATATAATCCAACAACAGGACAATATGAAGCACAAGCAGCAGGTAGTGGAGCACATATTAATGGACTGGCAAAATACCGTAAAGGATGGCGTAACTGCCATATCAAAGCATCCAACGACGCTTTCATTCAAGTCGTTTCTGTTTTCGCTGTGGGATTTGGCGATCATTTCTTTAGCAATAGTGGTGGCGACCTTTCTATCACTAATAGTAACAGTAACTTCGGAAATACTTCACTTAGATCAACAGGATTTAAGTCGGCAAGTTTTACAAAAGACAAGGCTGGGCAAATAACTCACGTTATCCCACCAAAAGGACTATCAGATGTTGAAGAGATCTCAGTTAACTGGGTGACCATTGATATTAATAAGACTAGAGCAGCAGCAGATCCTACAAAACTATTCCTATATGGTTACTCCGTAGAAACTGGCAAACCACCTTCAAAAGTCCAAGGCTATACAGTTGGTGCTAGAAGAGACGACGTAAACACCCCAGATAGAGTTTATGTGCTACTGGTTGCATCTGGTGCATCTGAGCCAACTACACACTACGCAGAGATTACACCTTCAGGTCCTACTGTAACAGGCACATCACCTGGTGATGATGACTCTCCTCTCAAGTGGGATAGCGTGCAAAGCAACTGGTATATCCAAGTAGATGGTAGTCAGAATACAATTTATACTACACTACAGTCTAATACAACATATCAAAACCTCGGATTCACACCTACTACATTCATCCGTAGGGTGCCTGATGCTAGAAACCTTGTTGACAGAATCTATCGTTATCGTTACGTCCTTGATAAAGACGCATTCCCAGTGCCTAGGACACCGATTACTGGTTTCGTTATTCAGCCCAGATCTTCCGAGACTAACTCTCCTGCATACTCACGGACATATTACATCTATGCAGTCGAGACATATCAAGAGTTTGAAAGAGGTGTCACAGATGGTGTATACTATCTGACTCTTCTTAATGCTTCAGTTAGCCCAACAACAACTAACTTCAACGAATTCAACTTCTCTCAACAAACAGTTGATCTCTACCCTGCATTTGACAGAGACAATCCTGTTGCAGACCCTGCAGCATCTATCTCTGTTGCAGATAATGAAGTGTTGGGTCTAGTGAAGACAACTGACGGTGCATCTCCTACACCAAATGAGAATACTCAGCTCTCTATCACAAAAGAGACTACACAGTATTATCTACAGGAGTCACAAAATAACTTAGGATATACTACAGCATCTAACGTGTTGAATGGTATCTCAGT